GCCGCCTCATACCCAGACATATCAAAACTATTATATGTTGAAGTTGATACATCTTTATTATCAACCACTTGACTATCACCTTGTCTAATAATTGTAATTGCTTGTTGAGAAGTTATCGTACCTTCTTCAATTGCATCTAATGCTTGTTGTAGTACTTGTCGATTTGCTGGGCCTTCGTAAGATTCTTGGAACTCTTCAAATGCTTGTTCTTCTCTTCTGATTCTTCTATCTCGATTATCTTCCCATATATCAAAAAAGGTTTCCCAAAATCCTTCTGGGGAAATAGCTTCTAAGGCTGCCGGATCAACACCTTCAGCAATTCTTGCATCTCTTGTTGCTAAAATTTCTGCAAAATATTTTTCTTGCGCTTCCAACGCCCCTGCCCTTTGTTCTTGCATTTCAGCAATTTGAGTAGCATCTGTAACATCCATCCACATGCCCCCTGTCCTACCAGAATAGTCTGGGATAAAAACCTGATACGGATCATCTAACTGTTGTCGTAGTCTATCTAATTTTGCTTGTTCGCGCGCTACGGCTTCAGCAATTTCTTCGTTCGTTTGATTAATTAATGCTTGCATTTGAGGAGTCATTGTTCCTTCAACTAAAGGTTCTCCAGTTTCGGGATCTAACCCAGCTTGTAATCTTAAGTTCCTTAATTGAACATCAGATACGGTGAGCTCTCCTGCCTCAACTTCGGCTAATAATCTTTCAGCTTCTGCTTTATTAGCTTCAGCCTTTTGAAAGGCTACTTCTTCTTCAAGCATAGCAACATCAATTTGTTCTGCTGAATCTCGAGTTACTACATCATAAGTCTTTTTCAATACGCCGTATGTAAAACCTAAAATACCACCAACGATTGCACCTTTTTTTCCAAAATATGAACCAAGCGTTGCGCCTGCCGCGGCATATCCTGCCATTGTAGTAGCTGCTGATGCGGTTGTATCATAACCTACAGCTTCGGCTCTCATAATCTGTTCGTCGGTCATTCCGTCAAATCGTATTGAGTCTCTTATTCTATCTGCAGCAAAAACAGTCCCAGTCGCGACTAAACCTAGTAGTCCTGCTTTTAATACATTTTTTGTACTTAAGAACCCAGGAGCACTTTTTATTTCTGCACCTGACATTTTTGCGAGTGCGGTTGTTAATGCGTTTATTCTTAAAGCTTCTCCTACTAAATTTACTGCTAAAGGAACTCCAAAGTCGACTAATAACCAACTACTTAATACAGTAGCAAACGCAGCCCATTTATTGCTTCCTAACCATTCAGCAAAATCTTTGAAATTTTTACCGATGGCTTCCCAGTCAATACCTTCAATAAAGTCAGTCATTGCTCCACCAGTCCAGGCGTCAACAACTCCTCTTATAACATTGAATCCAACAAAACCAATTAATGCACCTTTTAATACTTTGGTTAAGAAACTTACTGGGTTAGTTAATAATTGTCCAGTTACTGTATTTTCTTTTAAGGCTTTTAGATTTTCTTCACCTTGTTTCTTCAGACGATCTTTCTTTTCTTGTTCTTGCTTTTCTTTCTCTGCTTCTTCAGCTCTAGTTAATGCCGCAGCATCAAGGTCGGCTTGTCGTCTTAATTGATCTCTAACATCCGCCAGGAGAGCTTCTCTTTCCTCACTGCCTTCTTCGAATGCTGCTTCAATTCTCGCGGCGGCACTTGCAGTAGCACTACCTTCATTAAAACTACCACCTGTCGTTGTTCCATTACCAACCATTGTATTCATGGATGCGGCAATCTGAGATAAGAATCCGTTCATGGCAGTAAATGCACCATGGAATTTATCAAGCTTTATATTAACAGTCTTAATAGAATTTGTTCGGCCGTCATTACGCAATAACCTACCCTGCTCTATCAGAGTATCTATTATTGCTTGTGTATCAGCGCTCATTTCTGCCATTTCTTATATTCCTATCTAATTAGCATTAGCTCTTGCTTCTTTTTGTTTCTCTAAAAACTCCAACAACATTTGAAAATATAAATCTCTTTCATAAGGCATCAAACCTTCAATATCACTCAAACTCCATTTATGATGTTGAGTTAAACCGAATATAATTTGATAATAATGCCCTAGTGTTATATGACTAAGGCCTAGGTAAAAAAAGTACGCATGCCCTCCACGACAAACGTTTTCTCATCACCTTTACTATTTGTATATTTCAGTTCTTGCCTTAACTTAGGCATTGTTTCAAAAAACTTTGTTACTTTTTTAATTACATCCCCTGACATATTATCCATAAAGTCAGCAATCTCTTGCTCTGAATGATCTTTAAAATAATGGACTTCATCTTCAGTGGCTATTTTATCTAAACATGCAACCATAATTCTATAATTCAATAATGGGTCATTAGGATCCATATCAAGTATAGATGCAAAATCATCAATAGACGGATACTGTAAAAATAAAGTCAATTCATCATTAATTTGAACTTCTTTCGAATGATCAGGATGATGAATAGTTTCCATTGTTTCAATGTCAAAGTCAAGTGTAATTTGTTCTTTTGTATCTGGGTCAGTAATAACAAACTCTGTAGTATTACTAACTGAACTTGATCTTAACTTTAGAAACACGTATTCTAAATCAATCATCGCGATTTCACTAATGTCAATATCAAATAAGCAATTATTTACAACTTGTTTAATTGCCATCATTTCAGCATACGGATCTTTTGTCTCCGCAGCCACTAAAAGGACTTTCTCTTCTTTTACCGTAAACGGTCTATATTTAACTTTACCTCCTGTGCTGGGTAATACCAACTCATTTAATGGTAAATCAATTTTTGGTAATGCCATAATATATTTCTCCTAATTAATTACCTGTTCCATCTGTATTTGGAAAATTGTCTGATACATTATCAAGCGCATTTCCTAATCTCTGTAATCTGTTAACTGCATCTTGTATGCTTCTTGGTCTTCCTGCTTTAATTGTTCCTCTTACGGTATCGGCAAATCCTGCGATATCTCCAAGGAGATCCAATAGACCAGCACCTCTTGTTGAACGAGCTCCTGTGTTTCCTGCTTTATCATCTGAGAAGTGATAATCATCAAAAGCAAAATCAACAGTTATTGTTGCTGGTTCTGTAGAACCCCAAGATAATGCTACGGGCGAAACTTTTGTTGGAAAAGCACGTAAAAGATTTGCTGCATAATATACACCAGGATCGCTTTGTGTTGAGTAATGTAATATTTCTAAATCACAGGCATAGTTATCTTTAAATCCTGCTTCTCCTTTTAACTTTCCACCAAATTCTGAATGTTGTCCACCTTGTGAACTGAAGTTCATAACTTCTCGCATCCATCTGTGAAAGAATCTAACTGTGTTATGATCTGAGTCACAATAAAATTTACATGTTATTGGACCTGGGGTTGTGACTGATGTTGGTATTGATCTTGTTAATTGTCCTACATAATCCATTGCGCCCATAGTAATATCAACACCAGGAAAAGTTACATCAGAACAAAACAAAGAAAAATCTCTTGCTGTAAAATCTGAAACCTTTTCTTCCGGGGTTAATCTTGCTACCCATAAAGGCTGAGACATTCTTACTTCAAATAGGTTAGTCTTCCCAGGACCACCCATTCTATCCATTCTAGCTTTAAATTTTGAAATATTAAATGACATATATTATCCTGCGACCATTTTACGCGAATCAGCCCAAACTGTTTGAGCACCTTTCTTCTGAAAATCAGCTACTGGTAAAAATAAAGCAATGTCCCATTCAGAAGCTTCTATTTTAATAAATCTTGATTTTACATGTGAACTTAAATATCTTTTAATACAAGGTTTAAATAACTTAAACTTTGATGCTTTATTTAAAATATCATAGCTAAGTTCTATCTTTGTATTTTCATCATATCTATCATCACTTGCCAAATCATACAACGCATCCATTAATCGAGCTCTTAATTGAGGTGGCAAGTAATGCATATTTAATCCGTAAAATCCGCCTTTTGCTGTATTTATTGGAAATACCAATGGAAACCTATCATAGTAAGGTAATGTCTCTTTTGTTTTAGGATCATATGAAAAGAAATACATTTCTCCGATAGAACCTTCACCTTGTAATCTTGCTTTAGATCTTCCTCTTCCTCTTGCCGCTGTAATTTGTTCTTGTGTAATTGCTTTACCATCTTTTGAAGTTGCTTGCTTACGATACCACTCTCTTGCGGTTTGAGTACGAGCAGGTACTTCACCTCTTCGGATCCCTTTTGCTAATATGTCTGTAAATAAAGTTGCCACTTATCTTGCCCCTGGAATATGTTTCTCTGTCATAATGGTAAATTGCCAACCTCTATCAGCACAAAAAGATTTTGCTGCTTTCCACTTTGCTTCATTAACACCGTATCGTTTAACTTCATTCAAATATCTTCTTGATATTCTTCCTGTCTTTGTATTGTTCTTATTAGCCGGATTTGGTGGTATACATTGACTGCTTGGTTTAATTTCAATCATAATAGTTTGAGGATTACCTAAACCGTCTCTTTTGTGTACTATCACATCCGGAAAATATCTATGTACTCTACCGTCAATCGGAGATCTGTATGGAACAATCACTTCTTCTGATTGCCACCATATTACATCATTATGTAAATCAAGCCACTTAAATACTTTAAATTCCCATAAAGACCTATAAATAATCTTTGTAGGATCACCTTTATACTTTTCGGGGTGCTTTGGTCTAAATCTACCCTTATATGCCATAATGTAACTTCCGATTACCGTTATAAATAATAAATTATCCGTACTACATATTTATTAGAAAATGTCGGAAAGATTCCAAGGAAACAGATAAATGGCAAGACCCAACTTAGAAACAAGAAGATCCAATTCTGGAACAGATAGATTGCAGTGGCCATCTGCTTCATTTCCTCACGGCATTCAAATGATCTTTAAGAAATACGATTATAAAGAAGTTGTGTCAGGTTCAAAAGTAGGAAATTTAAGTGGAGCAGGCGCAGCTGCCGGTGGCACGGCCTCAAGTACTCAATGGAGAACTGCGGCCAATAGAAGAGCACAAGAATCAGAATCATTTATTTTAGAATTACCTATTCCAAAAACTTTAACTGATAGTACAGGAGTTTCAATTTCTAGTTTTGAAAGAAGCTTCATCGAAGAGTTTTTAGTAACAAATGCAATAGCGGGGACTGAGGATTTTGTTGGTACTGCCAAAAAACTTGGAAACGCAATAGCTAGCACAGCAGGAAGTTTATTTGGTGGGGGCGGAGATGATACTATTGGCGGCGTATTTTCAGAAGCAAATGGAAAAGTATTTAAAAGATTAATAGGTACATTAGGAACAAGTGTTCTAGGCGGATTAGGTATTGGAGAAAAATCTATTGGTGCTGCTTTAGGATCAGTAACAAACCCATTAACTACTTTACATTTTAGTGGAGTTGATCTTAGATCCTTTACATTTAGTTGGCAAGTTTATCCATCTAATCCACAAGAAGCAAATGATATACGTGATATTGTTAAAAAAGTAAAATCAAAAATCTTACCAAGAGTTCAAGCATTAGTTCCATCTAATGCAGATGATAATACTCGAAACGTAGTTGCATCTTCTTTGGCAAAAGCTTATTTAGAATATCCATCAGTAGTTTATATTAATCTATTAGGAGTTAACGAAGATCATTTTCCTAGATTCAAACCATGTATGTGTTCAGGCATTGATGTTAATTATGCAGAAGGTGGAAGTATATTAACTATTGCTGAAGGCGGAGTACCTATGGGTATGAATATTTCAATGACCTTTATGGAACTCGAAATTCAAACTGCTGAAGATTATGGCTCTGACCGAGGAGAGGATAGAAAGTTTGAACTTGCGCCTGAAACAACTAATGATGAAGCATCTAGCACGTCGGGAGATGGAGGAACAACATAATGGCAAAAAAATATTTTCAAGATTTTCCAATCATTACTTATCAAGGAAGAAGAGTAAGAGATATTTCCAGAAGAGCTTCTTTTATAAGAGCAGTATCAAATAATCCTTATGTGTATTATTCATATACTGTTAAAGACGGCGAAAGAGCCGAAGATATTGCTTTAGAATACTATGGTTCAGTCGATTATGTTTGGTTAGTATATATGGCAAATAATATTATAGATCCTTATTATGAATGGCCTATGGATGCTCAAACATTTAACGATTATCTCGTATCAAAATATACAGAGCAATCTGGTGAAGTTGGAGAAGATGTAATTGATTGGACTAAAGACGAAACTATTGATGAAAATGTTTTATATTATATCAAAAAAGTATAGGAATAGCAAATGGCAGTAGATGATATTATTTTAGCACCGGAATCGTTCCGAACCATTTATCTTCGTCGTGAGGACCGCGTCATTATGCGTACTGAACGAGGTGATAAGATTATTATTAAAAGAATTATTCCTGAGGATTGGGTTGCTTATCGTATCTATGAATACGAAGAAGACCTAAACAATAACAAGAAAGAAATATTTTTATTTGATAACGCATATTTAAATCAGCTTAATACAGAATTTACTAAAAGCATAACTGGTACATAATGGAAACTTTTAATCCTGGATATTGCACTATTGAATCTGCAATGCTAAAAGCATATGCAGGTGGCTCCGAAAGAATTGATGGAATGATCGGAAGATTTTCAATGCATCAATCTATGGGATCAGTTACTATTAGCGGTGAAATAGAAATGTTGGATGGTGTTGGTTTAATTAATAACCTGCCTATTCGTGGTGAAGAAGAATTAAGAATTAGATTAAAATGTCATGACTTACAAACTGAAGTTGACTTAGTATGTCAGGTCGTTGAAATAACAGACGTGATTCAACAACCTGGTTCTGGTGATATGTATAGTTACATACTTAAATGGATTTCAAAATCTTCTTTTGAGGCAAGTAAATATAGTATCATAACTTCCTTCAGTGATAAGAAAGCTTCTTTTGCTGTTAATAAACTTTTTAAAGATTACTTTAAACCAGGATTAGAAAGTACAAGAAAATGGCAATTTGAAGAATCAGCTGGTAATATGAGAATTATTATTCCTGACTATACACCACATGAAGCAATGAAGTTTTTAGCTCGTAAAGCATTTTCAAATACTTCTAAATCATCGACATTTAGATTCTTTGAAACCATAAGTGGTTATTATTGGGTAACAGATGAATGGCTTTTAGCAGAAGCGCAAAAGTCAGAAATTAAACAATTAAAGTATTCTCCAATTGTTGATAGAAATCCATTAGATGGAGCCACTATTATTGAAACATTAGAATCATTTAATAATGCATCACATATAGCAACAATGAAAGATATGCATGAAGGTGCGTATAAAAATACAGTAATGGAAATTGATTTGGTAACACATAAGAAAAGAGTTTTCAATTACGACTATTTAGAAAATAAAGGTTCTTATAAAGGTATGCAAGGAAGGATTGGTGGAATTGTTGGAGGAAAACATTCTGACAAATTTATTAGTGATACATTTACTTTAGACAATGCACCTCAGTATGTTGTCTATAGAGATTGGAGTCCTGAAGGAAAACAAGTAATAGAAGGTCAAGTTAATCGCGAAGACCAACATATGACAGAGATTATTCAAAATAGAAGCGCATATCATTATCACTTAATGAATAATATGTGTACTGCTTCTATGAGAGGAAGAATAGATTTACAACCAGGTGAAGTAGTTAATCTTTCAATATTAGAACCTAATGCTGGATTGGAAGGCGAACAAAATAAAAGATTAAGCGGATACTATTTAATTTATGCAACGCAACATAATATCAATGGAACAAGTTTGGAAACAAATTTACAGCTTGTGAAGTTTGATTGGGAAACTGAAATATGATAAGTGGATCAGGTATTGGACAACCGCATTTCTTTATAGGAATTGTGGAAAATAATGTTGACGAATCTCGAGAAGGAAAGGTTCAAGTTCGTGCGTTCGGTATTCACGGTACACATTCTGATATTAAAACAAAAGATTTGCCTTGGGCATTATGTGCATCAGGTAATTACGATACCAATAATCCACCACCTCCATTAAATTCTTTTGTATATGGAATGTTTCTTGATGGAAGAAGTGCACAACATCCTTTAATACTTGGTTTAATTCCTGGAACATATAATAGTGAATTAGATCCTATAACTGATGGATATGGAGTTATTGCTGCTAAAGATGGTGATCTATTAGGTGGACCTTATGCTCCTAGAAACTTTAATGCTGCAGGTGGTCCTGATAGATTAGCCACAGGTGAAAAATTATTAGAGACTTATTTGTTATCAATGGCAGCCAATCGAGTTCACGACCAAAAGATTGCCAATGAAGACGAAACATGGGCTGAACCAAGTCCTGCATACGCAGCAAAATATCCTTACAATAAAGTAATTAAAACAGCAAGACATTCAATTGAAATAGACGATTCTCCTGGTGCAGAAAGAATCATGATTCATCACAACAGTGGTGCATATATTCAAATAGATGCAAAAGGAACAGTTGCCGAAAAAGCAACAGCAGATCGTTATGAGATTAATATTGGAACAAAACATGAATCATCGGGTCACAGTGTCGTAACGATTAATGGTAATGCTCATGTATACGTAAAAGGAAATAAGACCGAAGAAATAGAAGGTGATTACAGAATGCTTGTTCACGGCAATGCCGAGTTTGGTGTTGGCGGACAAATGAATCTAAATGGTGGAGATCAAGTTCAAATAAGAGGCGGTGATGTTAAGTTAGAAGCCAATGCAGGTATTATGACTGTATTTGGTAAAAAAGAAATTCAGTTTGAAGCAAGAAACCAATTAAACTTTGTTTCTAGGAATATTAAAAATACTGCATTATCTACTTACGATGTATATTGTAATAAAGCAGTTAAGTTATCATCTCCTGGTGATATCCATTTAGCTGCCTCTAATATTGTTAACCTAGCAAGTGGTCTAATTCCTCCATCACCTCTTTCAGGAGCTGTAGGGACACCTGGTTGGAGTTTAACAACACCAATAATGGCAATAACATCAGCGTTCGGAAGCTTTAGTGGTATATGGAATGCAGGAACATTAAATGGTGGAATCATTACTGGAACTGTTGGAAACTTTACTGCAGCAAATATAACTGGATTGAACTCAACCGCTGCAGTGTTTGGAACAGCGTCGGCTGTCAATTTAAATGCTGCAGCATATGTCGGACCTGTCGGAAGTACACCTGCGGTTGTTCCTCCTCCTACTATTGCTATACCAACATTACCTGCATTAGTACCTGCTGCTGTAAGTACACCTATCGCAGCACCATTGCCTGGGTTTACTTCAGGTTGGGCTTATCCTACAGGAAACAGTCCAACATTCTTTGCCGAAGTATTATCAAATCCATTTGGTGCTCTTATTGCCGATTTCTTACCTGTAGGTTTAGGAGCTTGGGGTATGACTTTATCTAAGATGCCTGAACCACCTAGCAAGTCAACATCAATTGTTCCTAAAGGATATTTTGCGATGGGATATGCTTCAGGAGTTCTTTCACCATTAGATGATACTGCATCATCAGGAGGTATTGTATAATGGCTGAAGCGTGTATTGATAGAAATGACCAAACGGTCCAGAATAAATTAGCTCTTAGTCCAAATCCTGTCACTGATATGCAAGGAAGATATACTCTTGCGCAAATTGACGCAGTTGTTGAAGAGATTGCTCAAAGTATTGTAAATGAAGCAGAAACTAATCCTCTTTCTATTGCGGTAAACAAATACGGAAATGTTTTATATGAAGCAACTGATTATTTAAATGGATTATTAAGACAAAGAATTGGAGATCTTGATAGTTATCCTGATTTATCAGGTAGATGGCAAAGAGGTAATATTTCTAATTTAGAACTATCAGATTTTTTACAGAATTATAATTATACTCCTTCAGGATTCATGAATGAAAATGATGTTCCTCGACTTGCTCGTAATTTAGATTCATATTATAAAAATGATTTCAGTACAAGTATCTTAGGTGGATTCTGTGATAGGTTTGATTCTCTTTTTGCTTCAATTGATGCATTCTTTGATCTAATTGGAGAAGTTGAAGAAATCGTAACAAAGATCTTTGACTTTGTTGAAAAGGTAAGAACATACGATGGTATACAAGATCTTACTGTTGCTGGTTTAATAGAAAAACTTATTGATGAAATAAAGGAAAAGATTGAAGAAGTTATTGATAGAATCTTTACTGAAGTACAAGATATAATAGACAACTTTGATCCTGCGGCTATTACAGAAGATTTTGAAACTTTTGTAGATAAATCGGTTGTGAAAGGTATTATGACCGCAAGAGAACAAATGTGCGCATTCTTTACCGATGAGAATAAGAAAACAGTAAAAGATAAAGTAAAAGGATTAATTGATTACGCCGTAAGTTTGTTTGAATCACCAGGTATTGAAGAAATTCAATTCCTCATTGCTCGTGTTTGTGCACTTGCTGGAAATATTGAAGCATTAATTAAAGATATCAATTCTCCTCTTGATAATTACACATCAAGATATACTACAATTGTTAGCCGACTCAAAAGAATTTCCAGAATAAACGAATCCTCTGCTATACGAGCTGGAGCCATAAGGTATTCTCCAACAGATCGTCAAGAGGTAATAAATAGATTAGAGGGTAGATGGACTGAGACAGGTGGAAATGTAATCACCAATACAGGAGAACCACCTCAAAATATAGCTCCAATTACGGCTGCAGATTATAGAGATCTTCCAAGATGCGGAGCGGTATTTAGAGGTAGTGATACAAGCTTTGGAGTGGAAGGAGAATCCTTTGACGAAAAAGAAGGTGATGGAATTTATGCTTACACAAGAGTTGATCTTGATGTTAAAGTATATTTAAAAAGAGTACAACAAGAAATCGGTTCTAAACTTATTATTACAAATGGGTGGGTAAGTAAAGCCTATAACAAAAAGAAAGAATGGGCAGAAGATAATTCACACCTAAGTGGAATGGTAGTTGATATTAAAAAAGATGGATTCGATGCTGAAAGATTTATTGAATTGGCATTTGCGAACGGATTTAAATATGTTAAAGAATATGACGAATTCATTCATTTAGACTTAAGAGAAATACTATAATGGCAATAGCAGATTACATATCACCAAAGGCAAAGAAAGTAAATCTTTATACGGACTTTCATAAAGATCTTACTATAAGTCCAGTGTCAAAAGATATTGCTTTGCTAAAAGATGAAGATGCTGTTAAAGATTCAATTAAAAATCTTATTTTAACCGACCGCGGTGAAAGACCTATGCAACCATACTTAGGTGGAAGCATAAGAGATATGCTTTTTGAAAATCTTACGCCAGGTACACTTAAACTTATTAAAGATAGAGTAACATCTACAATTGAAACATATGAACCAAGAGCAGAGTTATTAGATGTATATGTTTCAGGAGATTTAGATAACGGTAATGTTGTTGTAAGAATTATGTTCTATATTAAAAACGAACAGCAACCGATTAACTTAGATGTTATATTAAAAAGGAATAGATAGAGATGGCAAATCCAAAAACACCGATTACCGAATTAGATTTCGCGGCAATTAAAGAACAGTTTAAAGTATATCTTCAAACACAAACTCAGTTTAAAGATTATAACTTTGAAGGTTCTAATATGTCAGCGTTGCTTGATGTACTTGCATTTAACAGTTATCAAAATAACTTTTATACAAACATGGCACTCAATGAAATGTTTCTTGATTCTGCCAATCTTAAAAACTCAATCGTTTCTCATGCAAAAGAATTAAACTATATTCCAAGATCACGTAAATCTGCAAAAGCAATTTTAAATTTGAGAATCGTAGACAATACCGAAACAGCATCTACAATTACAGTTCCACAATATTTTGCTCTATCTTCAAACTATCAAGGTGAAAGTTATAACTTCATTACCAATCAATCATACACAGCAAGAAGAACTGCTCCTGGTGTATATGAAGTACAAAATGTAGAATTCTTTGAAGGAGAAATATTATCAAGTTTCCAAAGAGAAGGATTTATTGTTGATGCCGACGGTGTATTAAGAGTATATTTAACAAACAACGAAGTAGATACCGATTCCATTGTTGTATATGTTGACGCCGAAGCAACCGATGATGCAAATGTATTCACAAGAGCAAATACTATTTTCGGTGTTAAGCCTGATGATAAAGTATTTTATTTAGAACCATATCTCGATGATCGTTATTCAATTTACTTTGGTAAGAATCAGTTCGGTTTACAACCTGAAGAATTTGAAGATGTAAGAGTAAGATATAGAATCTGTTCAGGTGCAGAACCAAATGGAGCCGATACTTTTGGTTCAGGCACAATTGGAGATAATGCAACTGTATCAGCAACAACAGTTGTAGCAGCTGCAGGTGGTGCTGAAAGAGAATCAATGGAATCTATTCGATACTTTGCTCCTAAAGCATTACAGGTTCAAGAAAGAGCAGTCACAACAAAAGATTACGAAGTATTATTACAACAAGCATTCCCTGAAATTTCTGCGGTCTCTGCTTACGGTGGAGAACAACTTGACCCACCTCAATTTGGAAGAGTTGCGATTTCAGTTTTCTTAAATGATAATACAGAAATCATTTCTTCAACATTATCTAATTCTTATATTGCATATTTAAAAGAAAGAGCGCCATTAGGTATCGAACCTATATTCATTGCGACCGAATACTTATATGCTGATATGGTTGTGAATGTAACTTACAGTAAAAAGAATACAGAAAAATCTGCGTCAGATTTAGAAAAAATGGTTAGGGATGCAATTACAAAATATTCCGACGAAAATCTTGAAGGATTTAATAAAACTTTACGACTATCTAAACTGTCAGGTAAAATTGATGATTTAGATGTAGGTATTGAAAGTAATGAAATTTCAGTTGCTCCAATTATCGAGTATACTCCTCCATTAAACTTTAATACTAATCCTTCATTTAGATTTGAAACTGAACTTACGAAACCATATCCTTATAGAAGTGCAAATGGTTTCACAGATTATAAACCTGCGATTAAATCAACTACATTTGATGTTGATGGAACTTGTGTATTTTTACAAGATGATGGTAAAGGTAATATTATGACCATCACTGATGAGATTATTAATCCACAAATTATTAATCCAACCGCAGGAACAGTCGATTATGTTAAAGGAGAAGTTAAATTAACCAACTTTAAAGTCGAGAATTTTACTGGTTCAGCAATTAAGATTATGGCAAAAACTAAAGTTGATGATGTTAAAGCTCCACAAGGTAGAGTGTTTATTATAAGAGACGTTGATGTTAAAATTTATATGAATTTAGACGAAGCTACTAAAACTACAACATCATCTACAGGAACAACAACAGCATCTTATTAAGAGAGAAGAAACATGCCTCAGGGTGAAATAGAAAAAAATATATCGCTTTTTATTGAGCGTCAATTCCCTGCGATTTATCGGGAAGATGGTCCTGAGCTTGTTCAATTAGTTAAGGATTATTATAAATGGTCTGAAACTCAAGAAAATCAACATATCTATCAGCAAAGAAGATTTTTTGAAACTAAAGATATAGATACTACATTGGAGAGTATGATTATATTCTTCAAGAAAAAGTTTCTTGCCGATCTTCCACTTAAATCTGATATCATTAAATTCATTATTAAAAATATCCTTGACTTATATAGGTCAAAAGGTACTGCTCGTGGTATAGAATTATTCTTTGCCATTTTCTATCAAGAACATGAAATTGAAATTGTATATCCTTCTGAAAAGATGGCAAGAGTTTCAGACTCTGAATGGAAACAAGGTGTTTATTTACAAATGTTTCCAAACAATAATCAATTCTTTTCAAAGTCAGGAAAAGAATATTCATATTTCGATTTATTATCTCGTAACATTACAGGTGCTTTCTCCGGAGCAAAAGCATCAGTTCGTTCAGTTAACTTCTTTATCTTAAACGGTATTAAAACTGCTGTTGTATACCTTGATGGTATTAAAGGAAACTTTGAAAAGTTTGAAGATATCACAACAAAAATAAACGGTGAAGTTGTTGGCTTTGGTAAAGTAAATGGTTCATTATCTGGATTTATAGTTGACAGTGCTGCCAAAGGAATGACAGGAAGATCTGTTGGTGAGATCCTTGATGTTAGGCAAAAAGATGGAAATTCTGGTAAAGCAATCGTTACTGCATTATCTGATGAAAGCACAGGAAGAATTAATTATACTTTACTTGATGGCGGTTATGGTTATACTATTGACAACACAAGGTTATTGGTTTCTAATCAATCTCTTATTTTTAATAATGAAGATTTAAATTATATCGTTGGAGAAACAGTTGAAGATCAGGCTGGTAATTCTGGTACTGTGATCGGACAAAATGAAAGTTCTGCTGGATTTAAAATGGATTCAGGAGAAGCATTTACTATTGCTAGTATAATAACAACTGTAAGACCAAATGATGCACAAGGAAATCCTGTCCCACAATTTGTAATTACTGTAAATTCACAAGGTAATCAACTTACAGTTAAAAATGAATCTTCTCCAGGTTTATTATATCCTGACACAGCATCTACAGACGATGTAATAGTTACAGGATTAACCGATACATCAATCGCAAATGTTATAACCGATGTTATAACTCCACATTTATCAACAGTTTTAAATATTGCTGATTATGAAGTTAATGCTCCGTTCTCAGGTACCGCTTCTCCAGTTAATTTAAGTACTCCATTAGATGAAGCATTTGATATTCAATCTTTAACTATTGGTAGTATTACTGGATTTTCAAATATTAACCCAGGCGGTGATTATAAGAATGATGTATTCGCAATTGCTCAAGATTCTGTGTTTAAAAACTTTCAAAGAAAAAATCAAGTTATTCAATTTACTGATGCAGGAGACGCTGGTAGTTTTTCAATTGGAGATAGAATTCAAGGTGTAAGCACTGGCATTAAAGGTGTTGTTAAAAGTATTAATCAGGATGCAGGAAGTATTACCGTCACTCCATTTGATTATAATGGATTTGACGGAGAAGATATAAGATTTGAAGGTTCTCCAGAACCAACACTTGAAGTTTCTGCTGTAGAGACAGATTATTTAAATTCTCCAAACATGGGAGATAATGCTGTTATTGATGCTGAGACGGAATTTGCTGTAGGAAGAGTTTCAGAAGTAGCAATATTAGCTTCAGGATTTGGATATGTTGATTATGAAACAGACCCAGTTGACTTTGCGACAGGAAAAGGCGAATTAAGAGATGCAAATAATGATATCGTTAGTGTCGGATGGATTGAAGCAAAGAAACAAGGTGTTACATCAGGATATTGGGCAGGAGAAAATTCTCACTTAAGTGGTTTTAGAATACAGCCAGGACAAACAGCAAACACAACATTAGAATATTATGATTCAGGTTCAAGAATTCAAGATAGTGATTTTTATCAAGAGTATTCTTATCAAATTAAATCAACATTGCCGTTAGGAGAATACGAAAAATTATTAAAAGAAAATGTTCACCTAGCAGGTACAAAACTATTTGGTGACTTTACATTTAAAGCTTATGTTGGTTCAACAATGAAACCACGATTCTTAAGAATGTTCAATGATGATGGAACAGGTTCACCATTTGACCTAGCTGACATTACAGCATTAAGAGCCTCAGTCACTAATTATACAGCAGATAGTACTTATGTATCAGCGGATCATGAACCAGGAGGTGCTGGTGGATTAACACTAAGTACAAGTTCAGTAACTGATTTAACGATTACTAGAAATTGGAGTCAAGGCTTCCACGATTATGACGTGACAATACAAATGCCTACACAAGGTTCTGCTCCTTACCCAGTTGCTATTTTATTACATGAAAACGGTGGAACTGGTGCAGGAATGGTTTCTCAATTCGCCTCTTCATTACCAGGACATATATTAATCGGTGTTGATGGATTTACTAATTCATGGAATATTGCTAATGAAATATCAAAAGGTCCTGATATATCAGTATTAGACGAATTAATTGATATGTTAAAAATATATAATAATGTTGATGATACCAAGATTCGTATTATTGGTGAAGGCAACGGTGGTGCACTTGCATTAAGAGCCGCAATTGAACTTGGTGATACTTCTATTGATACAGTTATAAGTATGCTATCACAAGCCCACACAGAACAATACAGAAACAATAACTTCTATTATCCGTCTAATCATGAGCTTACAGGTGGAAGTAATACAAACTTAGGTTACGATTATATTAAATCACCAATACCTCAAAGAAAAATAGTTTGTATGAATGGTACTCAAGATTCAACAGTACCATACACAGGAGGTATTGTTTCAGGTGTAACATATATTTCAGCACAAGACAGTGTATTTAGATTTGCTCAAGCTCAAGGTTATTTAGGAAATCAAATCTTAGGCGGAGCAACTTATGGAACAAATAGTTTAATTGTTGACTATAACAATGTAATATTCTTAAAGGATGCTGTTGCACATACTGTATCAGCTGATATGCTTTATTTAGTTAATAAGTACCTTGAGAACAATTACGATATAACATATTAGGTATAAATAACAAAAACCAAAATTTTTAGGAAAGAATAGCAATGGCCAAGCAAATTATTAATATCGGTGCATCTGCAAATGACGGAACAGGTGATCCGTTAAGAAACGCATTCGATAAAACAAACGATAACTTTAATGAGTTATACCTTGCTTTAGGCGGAGCATCGAGTGCAACAAATTTATTTGACACTAACGGTGCTTTTGACTTAGTCGGTAAACCTCATAAGATTACATTTTATTACGATACTGAAGCCGCATTACTTCAGGTAAACCCAGCAACTTATCATGGAGCAATAGGACATGCTCATGATACAGGAGCTTTATATTACGCTCACGGAAGTTGGAGAAAATTATTATCTGACACTTCAGGCGGTTCTATTACTAATTACACAGACCCACTTAACGCATTTGTATATTCGGCCAATATTACAAATAGTGAACAAGCAGGTTATGTTCTTGGTACAAGTGCAAACGGAAGCTATTCTTGGATAGCAGGTGGTGGTTCTTCGTTTACCACTACAGATGTTGACAATCATCTTAATTCAGGTTCAGCCCAAACTAATGAAGTGTTAAGTTGGGATGGTTCTGATTATGCTTGGGTATCTGCCGGCGGCGGCAGTAGTTATACTGATAGCGACGTCAATGCTCACTTGAATGTATCAGGTGCAGGAAGTAACGAAGTATTACAATGGAGCGGTTCAGATTATCAATGGGCTGCTTTACCAACTGGGTTTACAACAGGTGCTGTTGATGCTCACCTAAATACTGGTTCAGCTTCAGCAAGTCAATTATTAAGTTGGGATGGTTCTGATTATGCTTGGGTATCTGCAGGTGGTGGTAGTGGTTATACTGACAGTGATGTAAATGCTCACTTAAATACTTCTACTGCTTCTAGCGGAGAAGTTCTAAGTTGGGATGGTTCTGATTATGACTGGGTTACTGTTTCATCATACACAAATTCTAATGTAGACGCTCATATAAACACCAGCACTGCAGCTAATAATGAAGTACTAAGTTGGAATGGAACTGACTACGAGTGGGTAGCTCAAAGTGGCGGAGGCGGCGGTCTTCAAACAAGAACAACAAAATCTATCGCAACAAGTTCTATTTCTGATGGTGTAAAAGTTGATACAGCAATAGATGGATTCGCAAGTTTTGGTTTAATGAAGATTGAAACTTCTCATGCTGCTTGGGTAAGACTATATGTTGATACTGCTTCAAGAACGGCTGATGCTTCAAGATTAGAAACAACAGATCCTTCTCCTGATGCAGGTGTTATTGCTGAAGTAATTACAACAGGTGCTGAAACTATTAAGTTCGGTCCTGGTGTATTAGGTTGGTTAGATTCAGGAACATCTATTCCTGTTTCAATTACAAATAAATCCGGTGGCCAGGCCGCAATAACAGTCACATTAACTGTATTAGAATTAGAGGCTTAATTTAATGAAGGAATATATTGTCACTCTTCATAATAAAGAAGACCTAGAAGATTTCTATAATGATATGGAAACTCCTGGCGGTGACCTTTATATTCCTGATAGAGCAGTTGATTTAACATTAAGAAGAGCAATAAGTCGTAATACTTATTATATGTTAACTCCTGAAGAAGCGGAACAATTAAAAGAAGATCCGAGAGTGTGGGATGTTTCCCCAAAAGATTTAATAGATTTAATTGAATGGAAACCAACAGGTTATTCGGATTCAGGTAACTTTGTTAGAAATAGTAGTTCTTTCCCATCTTCTTCTGAAAAAAATTGGGGAATGTTAAGACATAATGTTACGAATAACATTGATGGAAATTGGGGCGCTGATAGTGTTTCTACTAAATCAGGATCATTCACAATTACGGCATCAGGAAAAAATGTTGATGTATTAATTGTTGATGGAAGTATTACAACTGCTGCAGCAAATCATCCTGAATTCGCAGTAAATCCAGATGGCAGCGGTGGAACAAGAGTTCAATTCTTTAATTGGTTCTCTCTTACAAATCAATTAGGATTTGGGTCGAATGGAAATTATGATTATACTACGGTAGGATCATCCTCTGATACTGCTCACGGGTGCCATGTTACTGGAACAGTCGCAGGTAATACCTTAGGTTGGGCAAGGGATGCAAATATTTACAGTTTAGAATTTTATTATTCAGGCGCCGTAAACTATGGTGGTGTTCTCACTCAGGACACAATGTGGGATTATATTCGTGAATGGCATAATACCAAACCAATTAATACAGCAACAGGTCGACGAAATCCTACAGTAAGCAATCATAGTTATGGTGGTACATATACAAAAGATTCATTAATTACAAATGGACCTTATGATAGCATAGGAGCAATGAATTTTAGAGGTACATTGTATAATCCTCTTGGCGATTTTAGTAGAGGTTTAAATGATGCTGAATTAGAAGAAAGAGGTATTAATGTACCAGGAAATGGTGATTGGGAAATTAGTGCATATTATACTTCTTTCATAGCCGACATTCAAGATGCAATAGCTGACGGGATTATTGTAGTATGTGCTTCAGGAAATCATTATCAAAAAGTAACTTTATCAGGCGATCAAGATTATAATAATATTGCTTATTTAGAACAAAGCGGATCCATTGTATCTGCATTTAATACACACAGACCTGGAATTAGTGGAGGCGGAGCTGTTCCAGAAAGTATTGTAGTAGGGAATCTTGATGACCAATCCAATGATAGAAAAAGAGCTTCTTCAGTTTGTGGTGGTGCAGTTGATATACATGCAGCAGGATCTGGTATTGTGAGTTCAGTATATGGAACAGGGAATGTACAAGATAGTAGGAATGGAAGTTTTTGGCTATCAAAATATACTGGGACAAGTATGGCATCTCCACAAGTAACAGGTGTATTGGCGTTATTTGCTGAAAGTAATCCAAACTTAGTTCAATCAGATGCAGTTGCTTTTCTTACGAATATGGCAACAATGAATCAGATGTATGATACAGCAACTGACGATTGTACTGACTTTGAAAGCTTACAAGGTGCACCAAACAAAATTTTATATTGGAAAAATCAAAGACCTGAAACAGGAATGAGTTTTCCAAAACAAAATGCAAAAGCAAGACCTACATCAGGTCGAGCCTGGCCTAGACCAAGAATGAGAGTTAGAGGTTAGTCCAGTGGTAATAAATAAACAAATATACTCAAGAGCGATAGTAAGATTATGGCAGAAATCCTAACAAATAATTTTAAAAGTGATGTAAACAAAACTTTCATCATTGATGCAAAAGCGAATGAAGATTATTATATGTTTGTTTCTTCTATCGGAACATTCAATCCGGTAGATTCTGCCGTCTCACAAAATGAATTTTTAGAAAATACATTATTTGCCAAGAAGATTAAAAACGAAGATATTAATTTTATGATTAGATATTATCCTTGGCAAAGAGGAACAGTATATACTCAATACGATGATGCAGTCGATTTAACAGGAACAAACTTTTATGCAGTAGTTGGTCCTAATGATAATGATACCGGTGACTACCGAATTTATAAATGTTTGGATAACAACAACGGCGGAACTGCAGAATCGCCTCCTACATTTGATAATGCTAACTTAAATCAAATTTATGAAACGGCAGACGGTTATGTGTGGAAGTATATGTATCGTCTCACTACATTACAATTCGAGGGGTATAATGCATTAGGTTATATACCAATTGATCCTTCAGCAACGATTGAACCAGCGGAGGTTTCAGGCGGTGGAATATCAGATATAGAAGTAACAAATGCTGCTTCTAATCAAGGATATCAACAAAAATATGCTGTATTAGATTTTATCTTTGGAAGAACTGGTGGAATAAATGTTCACGGAGAAGTTTCTGTTAGAGTAGATCCTCTTGATACAACTTGGTCTTCAATTGATAACTATTATGTAGGACAATATCTTTATATCACAAACCCAAGTTCAAGTGTAACAAATTTATTCAGAATAGATTATTACAAATATAATACATCAACAGGTAAAGCAGAAATTAGAGTTGGACCAGAATTGTCAAATCCTAATAGAGGAAATGTTGAAGGTGCAACACAAGCCAATCCAGTAGTTATTACATCAACCGATCACGGTCTTTCTCAAAGACAACCTATTCGTTTTAAAGATGTAGGCGGTATGACAGAACTAAACGATGATGATGGAGATGGAAATCCAGTTTATTATGTTGATGTTATAGATACAAACAATTTTAGTTTAAAAACAGATACTTCTTTATCATCAGGTCTAGACGGTTCAGGATTTGGAGCATTTACTTCAGGCGGAACTTGGGAAGCAGATAAAGACTTAGTTACAGCAGGTGTTAAGACACAAGGACCTGCAGATATTATACCAAGAATTGATATTAAAGGTGATGGAGTTGGTGCAGTTGCGATTCCTGTTATTGACGAAGATCGAATTGCATCTGTTACTGTTTTGAATGCAGGTTCAGGATATAATAATGTAATTGCAGAAGTTGTAGATCCAATTGTAGATTTTAATCCTGACGATGATAACTCAACGGATGTAAGAGCAGTCATAAGACCTATAATTGAACCTAAAGGCGGTCATGCATACAATCTTATTGATGAATTAAAATGTAAACACTTTTCAATGTATGCATATATTACAGCAGATGATAATACAAATATAGGTGATGTAAATACATATGGGTCATTAGGAATTGTAAGAACTCCGTCCTTTAGGGATGTTGGTGCAGGTACATGGAGAAGCGGTCAAGCAAACACTGCTTTAATTCCTGATATATTTGATAACAGAATAGCAATTACAACGGATGATTGGCAAAGTGTAACAGCAAACAGTATTGTGACTCAAGTAGATGGAAGTAATCAGATTACATTTACAGCACAAGTACATGAAATTGACGACACAGCAAACACAATTTATTTGGCTGAATACATGGGTCCATATCAAAATAATAAGCTTGTAGGTAACGGAGATACATCTTTTAACCCTAATCTTGATATTGTATCAGATACAGGTCAGAGAATCACAATAAATAATCCTGTAGACGATAATATTGTGTATTCAGATTATATACAAAGAACAGGTGAAGTATACTTCATGGAAGACTTCTTCCCATTAGCAAGAACAGACCTATCAAGAGAAGAATTTAAGTTTGTATTGGAATTTTAAGGAACGTAAGCAAAAATGCCTATTAATAAAAATTTAAATATTGCCCCATACTTCGATGATTACGATGTTGAAAAGCAGTTTTATCGAGTTATGTTCAAACCTGGTTATGCTATTCAGGCAAGAGAGCTTACTCAATTACAATCAATGCTTCAAAATCAAGTCGAGCAGTTTGGTGATAATATTTTCAAAGAAGGTTCAATTGTTAAGGGATGTAACTTTACAGAACTTGATGATCTTAAATATGTAAAAGTAAATGACGGTCCTGTTGGATTTAATGCACTTGCATATATTAGTGGACCTGGTGTAGAACCTATTCAAGGACAAGATGTTGAAGTTGATTATGTTTACGAACTTGTTGGTCAATCGACAGGTTTAAGAGCAGAGATTGTTCAAGCTTCAGTTGGTTTCCAAACAAGACCACCAGATTTAAACACTTTTTATATTAACTATTTAAATACTGTTCCATCAGCAAAAGAATTCCAGGCTGGTGAAAACCTAATTATTAATAAGCATAAGTACTTAAGAGGAACGACCACAGGTACTCTTGCATCCGAAGTTGTATTATCACAAGGTCTTGCTGTTAGTACAGGAGTTAGTACACCACATGTTGGTAAGTCTTTTGGTATTGAATCTGCTCCAGGTATTATATTTCAAAAAGGACACTTTATCTTTGTTGCAGAGCAAAGAATTGTAGTTGAAAAATATTCCGACCAACCCGACGAAAAATCTGTTGGTTATTCAGTAAGCGAATCTTTAATAAGTGCATTACAAGATGCATCATTATACGATAATGCAAACGGTTCTAAAAATGAAAATGCTCCGGGTGCAGACAGATTAAAGCTTGTACCTAATTTAACAGTTTTAGCTACTGCTGATGCAAAAGCAGACGAGAGTTTCTTTACATTAGTTCGTTATCAAAATGGTAATGCAATTACTGTCCGTGATGTTTCTCAATACAATGTATTAGGTGAGGAACTTGCTCGAAGAACATACGAAGAATCAGGCAATTACATTTTACAACAATTCCCATTAAGCACAGACGATCGTGTTCCTTCAGGAGCTGCTAACTCTGAGGTTCAAGTTATTGTAGGACAAGGTGTTGCTTATGTTAAAGGTTATCGAGTAGAAAATTCTGGTGAGCGTTCATTCACAATTGACCAAATTTCATCAACAGAAGAAATATTCAATCAAAATGTTTCTATGGAATATGGAAACTATGTTGAAGTTTTAGGCGGAGGTAATCCTGGTACAGGTTGGAATGGAAGATTAGATTTAGATATTACTGGTACTGCTAATGCACAAACAGCAGCTAATGCTAATATGGGTAGTGTTACTATTCAAAACCTAACACCTGAAAGAATTTATTTACATTCATCTATGTATACTGGTGCGTATGCAATGTCAGATTTAGATAGAATTTCTGATGGTAATGGATATGTTCAAATTAAGCAAACATCAGGCGGCGCACCTTTACTTAAAGAAACAAATAAAAAGGCATTAATTTTTGATACAGGTCTTAATGGATTATTCGCAACAAGTAATACACTTATTCCTGTAAGAGCTCAAGTATCCGCAACTCATACAAGTGGATCTATTACAATTACAGCAAACCCAGGAGAAGATTTCAATTGTCTTAATGATGATATATTGGTTGTTGATAATTCTTCAGTTCAGTGGCCTGCTACATATACTACTTCATTAAACAATTCACAACTTAATATTAACATTGACCCAAGTGCTGCTGCAGGTGTTACTGTTTATTATAATAAAAGATTAATTGGTTCAACCGCTGGTGTTGATCCATACAACAAAACAGTAAGAGAGCCTTGGATTAGATTCGTTTGGAATAATGCTAAAACAAAATACAGCTTAGGTTTTCCTGATGTCTTTGATATTATTTACATCGAAGATTCAAGTGGTAATGACGTCACAAGTAGTTTCAGATTAAAAAGAAACCAAAAAGATACTTATTACGATATATCATATTTAGAATATATTGAAGGTCGACCTATACCAACAGGTACTTGTTCTGTTCACTTAAAAGTATTTGAAGTTAATACATCAACTGGTGATTATTTCTTTACTATTAACAGTTATCCAAATACATTAAGCAGATACGATATTCCTTCTTATGTATCTTCTACAGGTAAAGTTTATAACTTAAGAGAATGTTTTGATTTTAGAGCATATATTGATAAAGATAGTAATGCAAATTATAATGCTTCAACTGCAGGCTCTGCTCCAATAATTTCACAAACGGTTGGACAATATCCTTTATCATTTACTAATTTAGGAGCTCCATTAATTCCTGCTGCTCAACAATCATTACAAACAGACATAGAATACTACCTAACAAGAATTGATACTATTGCCTGTGATTCATACGGAGAAATCAGTTTAATTAAAGGTGAAGAAGAAAGATACGCGGTTCCACCAAAACTAGGAAATGACAAATTAGCAATTGCCGAAGTTGAAGTTCCTACATATCCTGCATTATCTAAGAAACAAGCTGATGTTCTTCGTAAGAGAGAATATGCTGTTAAGCCAAGAGCAACAGGTATTAAGAATTACACAATGAAAGATCTTCATTCTTTAGAGAAGAAGATTGATAACATGGCTTATTATATTTCATTAAATCAATTAGAGTCTGATACATCAAATTTAATTATCAGAGATGAAAATGGATTAAACAGATTTAAGAATGGGTTTGTCGTAGATCCATTTAACGATTTAACGTTGGCTGAAATTACACATCCACAATTTAGTTCAGCAGTTCCGTTTAATCAAAAGATTTTAACTCCGTCATTAAAAACATTTGCATTAGATTTGATTTATGAATCTTCAACAGGTTCTTCTGTATTCCCAAGCACTGATGATGCTAAAGCTGCAACCATTGGAAGAAATCAAAACGTAGATATTATTGAGCAACCTTATGCTTCTAATTTTAGAAACTGTGTTTCTAACTTCTATAAGTACATAGGTGATGGAGTTATTTCTCCACCTTATGATGCGGCTTATGATACAACAGTTAATCCTGCTACGATTGATATTGATCTAACAACTCCTTTCCAAGATTTTGTTGATGATATTCAGCAATTCATTCCAATGACTGATACAACAGTAACTACACAAATTACTGATGATCGTTGGGTAAGAAGATTTGGTAATAGAGGAGCAAGAACAGAAGTAGATACCATCACAACAAGAACAAGTGAAATCAGTATTGATGGTTCAACAACAACCGAACAATTTGTTGGAGAATTTGTTTCTGACTTTAGATTCCAACCATTTATGGCAGGAAGAGATATTAAAGTTTATATGTCAGGATTAAGACCTAATCAAAGACATTACTTCTTCTTTGATGGTGTTGATGTAAATGCTCATGTATTACCAGGTTCACCAACAGCAGATTCAGTCGGAGACGTTCAAAGATACGGAGAAAAAGGCGATGCGGTTGAAACAGATGGAAACGGCGTATTAAGAGCCGTATTTGCTTTACCACCAGAAACATTCTATGTTGGTGATAGAGTATTAGAAATCGTTGACGTAAATCAGTATGCAAGTATTGAATCCGCTTCTACTTCAAAAGGATTCATTACATATAGAGCATATAATTTCAGTGTTGAAAAAACAGCACTAACAACTTCAACAAGATCTCCAAACTTTGATGTTAACACAACAGTTACCACAAGAAACGTTGCCCGACGTATTAGAGGTAGAGATCCACTTGCACAAACATTCTTTATTAAGAAAGGTATGGGTGCAGGTTCAAATTCAGTATACTTATCAGATATTGATATCTATTTTAAACGTAAGCCGTCTCAAACCACAGGCGGTGCTAATGCCAATGCTGCATTGAATGGAGTCACCGTTCAAATCAGAGAGGTAGTTAATGGTTATCCTACTAATCAAATACTTCCTTTCTCTGCAGTTCATAAACTGCCTTCACAGGTAAATGTATCAGACGATGCTTCCGCAGCAACAACATTTGCCTTTGAAGCGCCAGTTAGATTAGATGTTGAAAAAGAATATTGTGTTGTTATTCAACCTGATGCTTCGGATCCTAACTATCTTGTATTTACTTCTAAAGTCGGTGGTACAGATTTAACTCCAGGTGATACTCAAGGTTCAGCCATTGTTCAGGATTGGGGAGACGGTGTTCTATTTACCTCAACAAATAACTCTGCTTGGAAATCATATCAAGACGAAGATATTAAATTTACATTAAGAAGACATAACTTTAATTCTTCTACAGGTACCGTAAGATTAACAAATAATAAAAATGAATTCTTCTCTGTAGACAATATTACTGGAAGATTTAATGCTGGTGAACAAGTATACCAAGAAAAAGCATTAGATCCTAACACAAGTACAACAATCACAGTCGCAAATGCCAATAATGTAATTACAGGTACCGCGTTAACTGATACATATTCTGAAGGAGACTTCCTTAAGATCTCTGGTGGATCGCCTGTCGTTTCAGGTTTATTTAAGGTAGTGACAATTACAAATGCAGATACACTTGTTCTTGATAGACCATGGTTCTCAACCGGCGGTTCAGCAAATCATCTTCCTGTCGTGGTTGGTGATTTATGTTACTATGATTTAAGAAATCCATTTGAAATGTATTTAGAAAATTCATCAGTAACAACAACTCGTGTATTTGCCACAGGGTCAAATATTATTGGACTTGATAGTGGCTCAACCGCTAATCTATCGGCAATTAACAATATTAATTTAAGTTATGTTCAGCCGATGATTATGAGAGCAAATGATTCAACTTCTAAAACAAATTTAACTGGAACCTTCGTTCCTCCAGCAGATGTTAATTCAACTTATCTATCGCAAATGAAGTTCAATGATAATAATCACTTTAGTCAACAAGGTGTTATTATTTACAGTATGTCTAATGATCCTTCAAGAACAAAGGTATTTAAATTAAATATTGGTCTTGAAAATGGATCTAACGTAACTTCAACACCATTTGTTGATATTGAATCTTCTAAGTTAATTGCGTATCAATATAAGATTACGAATGATCCAGCAACAACTGCAAAATATATTAGTAAAGTAATTGAATTGGCAGAAGATCTTGATGCAGAAGATTTCAATTTAATTCTTTCTGCTTATCGTCCAACCAATACAAATGTTAAAGTTTATATCAAAGCTCAAAATGCATATGACAATGATGAGTTTGATAATTTAGATTGGACAGAATTAGAATTATTTGAAGGTGTAGGTTCATATTCAACTGTTTCAAACCTAAATGATTACAGAGAATTTAAATATAGAATTGCTGCCGCTGATAAGACAGGTTCTTCACCTAGCGGTCCGTATGTATACAGCTCACAAGGCGGAACATTCGAAGGATTTAAGAGATTCCAAATTCGTATAGATTTATTATCACCAAACATTCATAGTGCACCTACACTTAAAGATTATCGTGGAATTGCATTGACATAGGATATGAGTTATGAGTAATACTTTAAATAGAGATCAATCTGGAGCAATCGTTAGTACAGATGCAATTGCCTTAAATAAATATAAGGTAGAAAGAAACTTTTATCGCAAGGTAGAAAGAATTCAACAAGATCTTGTAGATATTAAAAGAAGTATTGTTAACATTTACGAAAGAATAGAAAAATTGGAAGAAGAATAAAATGGCTCGAGATATAGGGGAAATTAATACATCGCAAACCTTTCAAAACTGGTTTGATAAAACTAATGATCTCGTTGAAGAATTAAGGGATAATATTATGACTGCCACAACAAGTGGTGAGTCAACGACTGGTAATGCAACTTTAGTTGGAACCTTTACAGGTACTAATGTTGTTGCTAGTACTTTATTATCATCCGATGATATTAGTTCTGCTTCAGGCGGTGTAATTAATTTTCAAGATCCAATTCAAATTACAGGTACTTCAGCCACAACTGCAACATTCTTGTTCTCAGGAACAGGTGGGCAAACAAGATACACAGATGGAAATTTATCTTGGGATGTTGGATTAGAAAGTTCTAACCCAGGCAATTTTATTATTGATACTGGAACCGGCCAAAATAAATTTCAATTATCAGTCGCAGGAACTTTAACAGTTCCTGATGCAGTTGTAACTGGTTCTTTAACTGTCGGAAGCTTGTCAATTGGTGCTGGTGGTGCAGGTTTAAATACAGATGATATTACTGAAGGCTCAACAAATTTATATTATACCGATGCTAGAGCAAGAGGTGCTTTCTCAGGCGGAGACGGTATTAATATCGCAAGTGATGGAACAATTTCATTTGACGGTGAAGGTAAATTAACCACTTATGAAGGTGATGAATTTAGATTAGCAGGTTCTGTTGATGTAGGAAACGGTTTAAAATCTTATTTAACAGGTGGTTTATCGGTTGGTGTACCTTTTGGACAATTAAGGTCTAATTGGGCAAGTAATACTTATGATGTGTTAACTTGGTACCCAGCCGGAATTTCAGTTAATGGTTACGGTTATTTCACAACTGATATACAAACAAATGGTGGTGACATTGTCGTTAAGACAGGTTCAACTATCAAAGCATATATGGACCAAAATGGTAATGGTTACTTTACAGGTGATGTAACATCAAATGGATCTGCATCAGACGAAAGATTAAAAGAAAATATCGTTCCTCTCGACAAAGGATTAGGAACAGTAGAACAAATTAAGACATATAAATTTAATTATAAAGATAGACCTGAAGATACATTACCAGGTGTAATTGCACAAGAGATTGAAAAAGTTTTACCGGAAGTAGTTTATGATATTGAAATGGAAGATGGTGTTTACAAAGCTGTAAGATACCAACAAATTGTGCCAGTACTTATTGAGGCAATTAAAGAATTGAGTGATAAGGTAAAAGATTTAGAAAACCGCCTCTAAACGACGAATAAATTAAGATTGGTCTTATAAATATAAGTAATACCAAAGGGAAAAGTTAAATGGCAAAAATTTCAGAACTAGGTTCCATTACCGGTGCAAATACCAGGTCGGAAGACCTGCTTGTCATAGTCAACCTTGTTCAGGGTGATGACGGTACTAAGAACATTACTAGAAAAGAATTAGTTGAAGCAATTCAATATGAAATCTTTTCTAGGATCACAATTACTGGAGGATCAATCTCCGGTGTGGTCATGCGAGATTCACGCCTCGATAATGTAGAAATTGATAACTCTGAAATTGAAGATACTGATTTCTTACGTGGTACAATAGCTGATACCAGAATATTTGATTCTACAGCAAACAACATCACAATGACATATAGTAGTTTCAATTTTGGAACACTACTTAATTCTACTGCCAACAATATTACAATCACATCATCTTCTTTTGCTGATGGTACTGGTAATAATAACATTTTCAACAATACAACACTACTTGATGGTAGTGCTAATAATTTTGTCATTACCGATTCTTCAGCAAATAATATTACGATCACAGATTCAACTGCGAACAACATAATCATTACAAACTCTCAGTTCAACGAAGGAACTGGAAATAATGTTGTTCTAACTAATTCTATAATTGATAATTCTACATTCAGAGATGGCACTGTAAATAATTCAGTCATCGAGCAATCAGATTTTAACAACGGTGAATTAGCGGATTCAACAGGTACAAACATTCAGCTTGATGATTCTTCATTCGCTGATGGTACTATTTCAACATCAATTATTACTGATTCTGAATTCTTAGATGGTATAGCAAATAATGTTGCGATTACAGATTCAACATTCACAAGTGGTGATATCTTTGATAGCAATGCAAATAATGTTATCATTACAAATTCTCAGTTTAATGATGGTACAGGCAATAATGTAGTACTTACAAATTCAACTATTGACGATTCAGTATTTTCAGATGGTACTATTTCTAATACAACATTCACAGGTACCATGGATAATGTTGTTGCTACCAATATGCAAATCAGAAGTTCTAGTGCTGATGGTCTTGGTGCAAATAATTCAACATTTGAAAACGGTGGAATTTCTCAATCAACATTCTCGGGCGGTGTAATTGATACATCCAAGCTTGTTGACTTTGATATGGATCTTACCAAAGAGTTTGATCCACCTATGGATGATGAAAGTTATTTCGCAATTAAAAACGAAAAGACTGGTGATACAGAACAAATTAATTTCGGTCAATTATTTGATGAAATTTCTAGAAGAACATCTCAAGCATTAAAAATTCACGTTGATGCAGGTTCAGGTAATGATGATTGGCCTGGTTCACAAATGCAACCTGTTAGAACATTAGAAAAAGCATTTGAACTTTGTTTAGAAAAAGCAGGCGGTGAATTAAATCGTAACGCAATTAATAACTCCGTTCATATTTCTGTTGGACCTGGAACATATTATACAAAAGGTAATCTTGCACTACCAGATGATTGTTCAATGTCTTCAACAGCTGGACAATATGCAACTGTTATTGAACTTGAAAAAGGATACGAAAACAATAACGGTATTCTTGTAGGTTCAGGTTGTTATGTTCAAGGATTTGCATATCAGAATTTCCAAGTTGATAACTTTGATTACCCAGAAGGCGGATTTGCGATTGCATATCGTCCTGGTGCCAAGTTATTGCGTTCACCTTACTTAAGAGATAGTTCACAGTTATCAAACTTCTTACGTGCTGATGTTGAACCACCTCTTAATCCTTATAACTCAAAAGGTACTCTTGCTGACTTAGGTAGAGAATTTACTTTAACTAATATTTCAGATACTACCAAGTTTGCGATTGATGATGAAATTGTATTCTCATCAGGTGCAGTTGGTTTCGTATCTTATATTTCTGAAATTGCTTCAGATAGTAAAATTCATGTAAGGAACTTAAAGAACAATCAAGGTTTTGCTGTAGGAGATGTAATTACATCTGAATCCGGTGGTACTGCTACAATTTCCGCTATCGGAATTGACGACTTCCCTAACAGAGAGGTTGGTCGAGGCGGTGGTTGTGTACTTGCAGATAGAAGAGCACTCGATACAGATTCGTTATATACCTACGTATTATGTTTTGGTTTCACACCTCGTTCACAAAACGGTATCGGTTATGTGGCAAGAGACGGTGCTGGTGTTAACGGTATTGGTTCTCTATCCATCTTCGTTCGTTGCGCATTCTATGCATTGAACGGCGGTCAGATGACATTGAACAACTCAGGTACTCAGTTCGGTGATATTTCAATGAGAGCAAAAGGAACAACAGAATTCTTTGCTCCAAAATCAACAAATGCAACCATTATTGGTAATACAGTATTTGCTGATACTATTGATGACAATGCAGATGCAATCATTGATGATGTAGTTGAATACTTAACAGCAAATAGTGTAAACGGTGGATTAGGTTATAAAGAATACGATTCAGAAAAATGTTTAAGAGATGCAGGTATTGTTCTTGACGGTACAGGATACGATGTTGCTCTTGATACGAACTATTGGGGTAGATTGGCAGGTATTACTTATCGTTCTCCAATCTCATATGTTGTTCCTGGTGAACAGCTTGTAGAAACAAAAGGTGCATTAGAATATTTAAGAGATCAAACAAAGAATGTATTCGTTAGTGCTAATGCAGAAATTAATTCAAGAATTCAAACTTCTTTTGCTGAACTTCTAAACGTCTTAGAATACGGCGAAGAGAATATGAATGGAATTATATGGCAAGATACTTCCGTTGCACGTACCGCGGCCAGAACATTACTACAGGACAATAAATCATTCATTGCTGATGAACTAATTGATTGGATAGAAAACAATGATGAATTCTATGCATATGATTCAGCAAAATGTCGCAGAGATGTACAAGATTATATTTTACCTGCTGTTACTAACGATATGCAATTTGACACAAACTATAATGCTGTCACTGCAGGTCGTGCTTACTACATGGCAACAGCAGCCAAAGTTGTTCAGCAACAAAATAACGAAACTGTTGCTGCTTATAAGAGATTAAAGGACCAAGTAAATGAATTAATTGATGGTGATTCTTATCTTGCGTCTGAAAGATCAGATGAAGCATTTGAAGAAATTCTAACTATCTTAGAAAATTCAGGAACTCAATTTACACCAAGCAATGCAACTTATGATCCTTCCAATGGGTTATCAGTTATTACATTAGGTACAAGCAAAAACTTTACTCCAACTGATGTTGATTATGATCCTACAACTGGTATCATGACAGCAACAATTGGTTCTCACGAATTAACAACTGATGATCATATTTGGTTTAAACCAGAAGGAATCACATTTACATGTAACTCCGATGGCAATGTTACTCAATTAGCTGCACCTCAAGCTCATCATCCATATTATAACAAACCATGTCCTATTATTGGAGTGACAAGCAATACTATCACATTGAATGTTGGAGTTGGTGCAGGTGGAGTACATACATTTGTATCTTCTATAACAAATGCATTCCAATCAGGACACGGACTTGGTAAAGGTAGAAAAGTATTATTAAAACAAAACGGTTTAGTATTTACATGTTCATCTGATAATAATACAACAAGACATTCATATCCTCGACCTACTGATCCTGCTGCAGGATCGCCTATTGAAGTTATCGGTGCAACACCAAGTAAAATTGTAGTTAATGTTGGTCCTGGTTCAGGAGGAACTCATACATTTGTTGAAGCATTGCCTAATGCTGTTTCTGCATTGGGTTCTGACATTAGGTGGAGCGATTCAACTAGCATTTCAGCTGATAAGCGCAATGCAAGAAAGCAACTACAAAAGAACAGAGAATTCTTACAAGAATTAGTATTAGGTTATATTGATGAAAATTATTTCAGATATAATTCTGATAAGTGTAAGAGAGATATTGAAGAATATATTGTACCTGCAGTTGAAAGAGATATTCTAACAGGAACAAATTATAACGCAATTCAGACAGGTATTGCTTATCGTGCAGGAACCGTAGGAACTGATATTGTTCTTGATGATCAGTTATTAGAAACAACTGGTGCAATTAATAACTTAAAAGATAGACTTAAAATAAATGGCGGTCAATCAGGATTTACAGTAAGTAATGCTACTTACGACCCAGTAACTGGAATATTTACCGCAACTGTTGGTGCAGATCACGGACTTGTTGCTGGAGATTTTGTAAACTTTGTTGGTGAAGGTATTACATTTGAATGCGATTCACCTGCTGTTCAAATTTCGCACCCAAGACCAACTGATCCTTATTATGGAAAACCTGTTCCTATTACAAGCGTAACAGCAACAACGATCACAATGAATGTTGGAGATGCAGGCGGTTATACAGGTGCTCATACATTTGTATCAGCGGTCGCAAATGCAATTTATCCTTCAATGTTAAGAGGATTAAGTTATACTCCAACAACAGCAACTTACGATCCTGTAAATGGAAGGTTTGAAGCAACAATTGGTTCTCACGATATACAACCTGGTGATTATGTAGAATTTGCTCCAGAAAGTATTACTTGGACTTGTGATTCAGATGGTAATGTTACTCAATTGGCATCTCCTCAATCACATCACCCATATTATAACCATCCATGTCCAGTACATTCAGTTACATCAACAACTATTGTCTGTTATGTAGGACCAGGACAAGGCGGAGTACATACATTTGTATCTGCAACAGCCAATGCAATTTCTCATGTAATTGGTATTACAGATAATTCTTCTGAACATCGCTCAGATGAAGCATTTGATAAAATTGTTGGAATACTCAATAGTTCAAATAAAACTTATTCAACATCAACTGCCACTTACGACCCAGATACAGGATTATCTGTATTAACAATTGGCAGCCATGATTTACAACTTGGTGATGAAATTATCATTGCTCCAGAAAGTTTAACATTCACATGTGCTTCTGATGGTAATGCAACACAGCATACATACCCAACAACTACAATAACAAGTTTCACACCAACTGCAGCAACATACGATCCTTCAACAGGAATCTTTACTGCTACTATTGGTGCTCATAAATTAAAGGTTGGAGATTTTATTGAAATTGCTCAAGAGAGTATTGTATTCTCATGTGATTCTGATAACAATGCTACTGAACTTGCTGCACCACAACCACATCATCCTTTCTATAAGAAGAAGATTGCATTAACTGATGTCACTGGAACAACTATTACATGTAATGTTGGAACAGGTTCAGGTGGAGTACATACATTCGTATCGGCTGTATCTGGTGCAATTACAGGAGAAAGACAACATCCTGCATATAAGAAACCAGTTGTAGTTGCCGCTAAAACAGCAACAACAGTTACAGTTAATGTTGGTACAGGTGCAGGCGGAGCTCATACATTTGTATCAGCAACTCCAAACAATATTAAAACTGCCGAATACATTTCAACATATACACCAACCGCCGCAACTTATGATGCCGCAACCGGTGAATTTGTTGCTACTATCGGTCAACATAATTTGGTTGCTGGTGATTATATAGAGATCAAACCAGAATCTGTAGTATTTACTTGTGATTCAGACGGCAATGCAACAGAACATGCATATCCACAATCTCACCATCCTGCATATAAGACCCCTGTAAGGATTTTATCAGTAACCACCGATACAATAACAACAAATGTCGGAGTTGGTGCTGGTGGGACCCATACATTTGTTAGAGCAGATGTTGGAGCAATAGATTCAGATGCATTAGTATTTACAGATCCTGCATCTCATATTCAACATTATACACCAACAACAGCAACTTACGATCCAGTAACTGGAATCAGTGTCGTAACGATTCCAGGACATAACTTAACAACATCTGATTGGATTCAATTTGCTCCATACAGTTTCACATTCACATGTTCTTCAGATGGTAACGCAACAGAACATTCATACCCAAGAAAAGGTGATGGGAATTACAACACACCAATGCAAATTACAAATGTTGCTGGTGATGATATTACAGTTAATGTTGGGGTTGGCGCAGGTGGAGCTCATACATTCGTAACCGTAGAAAAACATGCTGTAACTAAACTAAGTTATAATTCTCAAGGTCAATACGCAAGAGAACAATTACAAGCTAACAAGGATTTCTTGGCTGCTGAAGTTAATGCATGGATTGACGATAACTACTTTGTATTTGATGGAGCAAAATGTTCAAGAGATACAGGTTTAATTCTTGATGCAGTACGAAGAGATGTTGCATCAGGTTCAAATTATCATGCGGTATTTAACGGTCTATCATATAGATTAGGCGGAGCTGGTGCTCAATTAGTTTATCAAACTCAATTGACAGAAACTGTTGCTGCTATTAATTACTTAAAAGATAAAGCTGCAGCTGAATCAGCAATTACAGGAACTGCCTTAACAAGATCAAATGCAGCATTTGATGAAATCATTGATATTTTACAAAACAGTGAAACTGCTGCAGATGCCATATCGTTCGGATCTAACTCTGTATCTGCTAATCATACTATTGCACGACAGATATTACAATTAAACAAAGCATTCATGCAAGCAGAAGTAACTGCCTTTATTGCACAACAATTCCCAACATTAACTTATGATGTTGCTAAATGTGAAAGAGATACAGGATATCTTGTTGATGCAATATCTTGGGACATTCAACATGGTTCTAATACAGCTGCTGTTAACTTCGCAAGAATGTATTACGACAATGCAATTGCCGTATTACCTGAAGAACAAATTTTACCAACAGCAAAAACTTGGGAACATATCGCAAATGTTGCTTATGACATTGTAAGGGATGTTGCAGTTACACCAACAACAGGTAATGGTGCTTCACAAAATCAATCATTAACTGATGCAGGTCTTGAAGTTGGAGAATCTGTAAGAGCAGGAATTAATATTACAACTCAAGTTATTAGAGATAAAAATAGAGACCATTTACCTGCATACATTGAACCTATTGTTGAAACAGGAATGGAATCTGCTGTAAGTGTTCTTGATGGTATTACAGAAAATCTTCAGTTATCAGTTATAGATTACTTAAGACAAGAACATAACGGATTGCCTTATAGCAAAGCAAAATGTACAAGAGATGTTGGATTAATTGTTGATGCGGTATCAAGAGATATTGAATACGGCGGAAATGAAAATACTGTTGAAATCTTTGAGTATTACTTCAAGAGATTCAATACAACATCAGCCGATTACGAACAATTAAGATCTACTAACGTATTGCCGGTTGAGGTAAGAGGACAATTTAAAACATTATCTGAATACCAAGATACTGCTAATGTATCAGGTTTAAGAGAAGCAATTAATACTCTACCTTATGAACAACGCATTCCAACTAAATTGGCATTTGCTCATTTAGCAGATGTTGCTGAAAAGATTGTTAAAGAAGTTGCTCATACACCTACAAGTGGTAATGCATTAACTCAAGATACAACAGGTACACCTGCTGATGTGGCAACTGGTACTGCTGTTCATGATTTAATTAATTCAATTGCTGAATTAGTTGACAATGTTAATATTGAAGAGGCTGAAATGCCTACAGTTGTTAAAGCAACCTTTGATCCTAACAGAACATTGGCAAGAAAACAATTACAAAGAAATAGACAGTTTATTATTGAAGAAGTAAATGGATATATTCATGATCGTTGGTTTGCATTTGATGGAGATCTATGTAAGAGAGATATCGGTCTTATCTTAGATGCAGTTGCTAATGATGTATTAACAGGTTCTAACTTTAATTCAATATTCAACGGTCTTGCTTATAGGGCTGGAACAACAAGTACAGATTCAGTCATTAATGAAGAATTATCAGAAACAGTTAAAGCAATAGAATACACAAGAGATCTTGCTGTTGCCGCAGTTACTGATGCTGCTATGAAACAAAGAACATTAGATTCATTTAATGAAATCATTGATATTATGACTAACGGTTCTGCGGCTGCTGATGTAATTGATTATACAGCGGTATCACCAAGCTTCAATAGACTTAATGCAAGAAACCAATTACAAAACAACAGAACATTCTTAATTGCTGAAATGACAGCATGGCTTGCAGCAAATAGACCATCATTAACATATGATGTTGCTAAATGTGAAAGAGATGTTGGTTACTTAATTGATGCGGTTTCGTTTGATATTCAAATGGGTGGAAACTTTGCTACCATTAATGACGCAAGGTTATATTTTGAAAATGCGGTGGATTCAGTATTACCTGTAGATCAAAGACAACCTACAGCTGATGCATTTGCTCATATTGCCGCTTGCGCTGAATTAATTTGTTTAGATACAGATATCGGTGGATTGAAATCAGTAGGCAACGCTGAAACTCAAAACTTTACTGCAGGTTCAGCAGGAGCAGCAACGGCTGCTGAAGTAGAATCATTAATTAATATTGTTGCTAATTCAATTGTGAATAATACATTATTAATGAATCCTGTTAAAGAAGGACCTAATGCAAGTTCATTCAATGCAGTTAATGCTGGTGCTTATAATCAAATCCTTGGAATTAAAACAACAGCTCAAGATGGTGTAATTAGTCATCTATCTAAATTCTTCGAAGTATTACCATATAACGAAGCAAAATGCAAGAGAGATGTTGGTTATATCGTCGATGCAATTTCACATGATATTCAATACGGTGGAAATGCTGCAACCGTAAATACTGTTAATATGTATTTCACAAACGGTATTAATACAGGATTACCAATTGAGCAAAGATTAAAAACAAAAGATGCATATTTACACCTAGCAAAAATTGTGGAACATGTTGTTGGTGCTAAATCAATTACAACAACTGAATTCCCAAGAGAGAAAACATATTGGACAGGTGATAGATTATTAGCAAACGAATATTGGAATGGTATTCCTTCTTATCAAACAATAGAAACTCAAGACTTTGCAGTACATGGTGCAAATCCTGATACTTGTATGGCTGCAAGACAACTCGTTGAGATTATTGCCAACGGTGTTGATGATGCATACGAAGTTAAAAATACAATACCTGAAAGAATTGATGTATTACAAACTTGGATGGGAGATAACTATATTGCATCTAAGGAATTGGTTGAAAGACAAGCCGATACATATTCAGAAGGTGTAATTAATTACATATCAGCTGTTCATAATGGATTGAGTTTCCCTGAAGCAAAATGTAGAAGAGATATCGGTTACTTAATTGATGCGGCTTCTCATGATGTTCAGCATGATACAAATTATGCCACAAGAATCGTTACACAAATTTACTTCGAGAATGGAATATCTGTATTACCTGCAGCTACAAGAACACAAACCGCTGATGTTTATCAATTCTTAGGAGATGCGGTTGAGCAGGTGGTTCAAGAGATTCCTGTAACGAATGCAAGTACATATACTTTATTACAACAGAACACCGCAGGTACAGCCGCTACGGCTACCGAAGGAACAAGAGTTCACGATTTAATTGGTTATGTTGAAACTGCTATACGTGAAAATGATCTTGACCAATTACCTGCACTATCTTCAACAGCAACATGGCCTGCGGCTGAATTAACAGCAGCAGCAATCACTATTGACGATAATTCCGAAGAACTTGCTTCTGATGTAACTGAATATATTAATAACAACTTTAATGTATTGGATTACAACAAAGCAAAATGTAGAAGAGATGTTGGATACTTGCTTGATGCATTCAGCTTCGACTTGAACTTCGGTGGTAATACTGCTTCAAGATGGAATGCTGATTTCTACTTCTGGAATCAAATATACAGATTGCCTGAAGATCAAAGAATTCCTACAGCAAAATCATATCGTCATCTAGGTAAAATTTGTAAAGATATTGTAATTGGTGAATACCCAGGACAAGTAATACTTGGTGAATTAGGAACAGAAGAAGAAAGCAATAAAGTTGTAAAACTTGCTGATATATTCTATAAGACACAATTGTATAATGATACTAAGTACTTACCAATTAAGGAAGAACCAGATTATACATACAGCCAAGGAACATTCACTGATGCTCAAAATATCATTGGGCAAAGGAGAAAAGATTTACAAAAAGATACTGTAAGATTTGTTAATTCTTCATACGACTTCATTGATATTAATCTAACAAGACGTGATGCAAGAAACTTATTAACAGCAGTAATGAACGACTTCAAATTTGAAGATCTTCAAGTAAGTTCTCCAAGCTATACAACAAACGGTAATCAAAATGCTGTAAGAACATTTACATCATCATTATTCAACTATGATGGAACACATGTATTCCCAGTATTCAATCCATCTATTTCAGGATTGAAATACAAAGGTTCAGTTAACGATGTTGCTGACTTAGCATCATTAACAGGAATGAAACCAAACTGGGCTTATATTGTTGCGACTGATTATTCAACAAACTATTATGCAGGAGATATATATTATTGGAATGGAATTCAATTCGTCAATGCAGGCGCAAATGATACTTCATTATTAGATGCCTTCACTGGTGCATGGGATAGAATGAGAACATATCTTGTAAATAACCTATCACCTGATGGAGATCATTCTGCAATGATAGAAGGATTGTTTAACGATTGTCTGAAAGATAACGTATTAAGACCTAATACATTAACGTTCGGATCATTGGTTGAATCCATTGCCCACCAGTTTAACGGTGCTTCTGCTGGTGTTAACAGAAATGCGTTGCCTCTAAACTTTAGAAACTTAGGACAACCAATTTCTGCTATTGCTTCTGTACTGAATGAGGATGGCGGTAGAATTCGTTGGTCAGGTGCTGACGAATTAAACAACCAATACTTCGCAAGAGGATTAAGAATCAACGGTAGGACCGGTAGAATTGAAGGAAGACCATTTACATCTTCTGTAAGAAAACTCGCAAGAAGAGCTTCGAACAGTAGAGCGGTAGTTTAATTAAGATTAGGAATAAAAGAAAATGCCAATAACAACAATTACAACTTCTCAGGCACCTGACGCAAAACCAGTTGCTAAGAATTTGGTCCTATCGACTAACTGGCAGGAAATCATTAATGTACCAAATTATGAAGTTCCTGAATTAGTATTCGGTGGGTCCACAACTGTCGAGCCTGGTGTAGGTGAAATTATTTCGCCTTTAGTGTTATGTAATACAACAGCAAATACAGTGAATGTAGATGTTCAGGTATATCGTTACGATGATAATATTACTTATTATCTTCTTCGTAACTTACCAGTACCTGGATATGATACTGTTCCTGTTCCTCTGAATGGCCAATTTTTAAAGAGTGGTGATATTTTAGAAGCAAAGGCAAGTGTTGATCTTGCTATTCATTCAACATTATCATTCACATTAGGTCAATCAGAAGAAGACGATGTTGTTTAAACGTAATAAATATATTATTAATAAAACTTGATTTAAAGGAAAACATACTAAATGGCCAAATTTGGAACATTAACAGGAAGAGGGCAGTTAATCGGTCACGGCGTACCGCAAACCTTTCCTGTCCAATTAGATCCTGCTCCTTTTGAAGGTGCTATCATATATGCCGATAACGGAGAGTTAAGATACTCTGATGGTTCCGCTTGGCTTCCTTTAGGTACAGGACCACAAGGTACGCAAGGTACAACTGGTATTCAAGGTAATCAAGGTGTTCAAGGTGATTACGGTCCTGGCTTTACAATCATTGGTTCTATTGCTGGTCCAGGAGATCAATCAAGTTTAAATACAGCTTTCCCAGGAGCCAATATCGGCGATGGTGTAATTGATGAATCCGATGATACTCTATGGATTTATGATGGAACTAATTGGGTTAATATTGGTTCATTCCGTGGGGTTCAAGGCTTACAAGGTGTTCAAGGTGTTCAGGGTTTACAAGGCCCAATCGGTAATGAAGGTATTCAAGGTGAAAGAGGTTTCCGTGGTTTCCAAGGTGAACGCGGGGTTCAAGGTTTCCAAGGTGTTCAAGGTCTATTAGGTTTCCAAGGTATTCAAGGAAGACGCGGTCCACAAGGCGTTCAAGGTATCACGGGTATTCAAGGTGATCTTGGTTTCCAAGGAACACAGGGACGTGCGGGACCACAGGGTATTCAAGGCATAACAGGTATTCAAGGCGATACTGGATTACAAGGCTTTGTCGGTTCATACGGTGGAGTATCATTTGAATTTGATTTTAATACTGGAGTTATTGCTCAAGATCCAGGTGCTAACGAATTCGCAATTAATAATTCTGATATAACATTACCTACAGCTTTATTCATTGATGATCTTGCTAAGAATGGTGCAGATCTATCAGAATTATATGCTTCTATTGATGCAGTCGTAGGTCCTGTTAAAGGTCTCATTCAAATTACAAACATTGCTGACAATCAAAAATTTGTCACATACGAAATTTCAAATATATCTGATAATACTGGTTGGCATACATTCTTTGTTAGCCATGTTGCTTCAACAGTATCTGTTGCAGAACTAACATCAAGCCCAGCTTGTATCATTTCATTTACAAGAGTTGGTGATAGAGGTTCTCAAGGTATTCAAGGTATTAATGGTATTCAAGGTTTCACCGGTATTCAAGGCTCAAGAGGACCACAAGGTACTCAGGGTATTCAAGGACCTCAAGGAGTACAAGGCCTTACAGGAATTCAAGGTTCACAAGGACTTCAAGGTTTACAAGGACCACAAGGACTTCAAGGTTTACAGGGTAATGATGGTATTCAAGGACATATCGGATTTAGTGGTGGCCTAACATTTGATTGGGACTTTAATAATTCTACAACAGAAGGTTTCCCAGGATTAAATCAATGGTTAATTAATAATGCTGATGTTACTCAAGCAACCACTTTATATATTGACGATTTAACAAACACAGGCCGTAGAGTAGACGGTTTATTTGATTTCTTAGATACATTAACATCTCAACCTAAAGGTCAAATCTTTATTCGTACTCCAAAAGATACAACATCTGACGATTACGAATTTGTAATTTATAATTTTACTAATTGGACTTGGTCAACATCAGGAACAGGAAAAGATTGGGGTCACTTTGATATTGAGTGGGTAGCAAGTAGTACATTAGGTGGTACTGATGCAAGCCCAGGTACAAGTTGGCAAAACGGTGCAGTTGCTACTTATGGTAATACAGCAATTATTGACTTTATTCCAAATGGCCAACAAGGTATTCAAGGACTTCAGGGTTCTCAAGGATTACAAGGTCTATTAGGTTTCCAAGGTATTCAAGGACCACAAGGTGTTCAGGGTACTACTGGTATTCAAGGCTTCCAAGGTATTCAAGGTATTCAAGGTGAAGCTGTTCAAGGTAGCCAAGGTACACAAGGACTTCAAGGATTACAAGGCCTACAGGGACTTCAAGGATTACAAGGCGAACAAGGTAGTACAGGTATTCAAGGTGTTCAGGGTATTCAAGGATTACAGGGACTTCAAGGTATTCAAGGCGAACAAGGTCAATATGGTGGCTTAACTTGGATATGGAACTTCTCAAGTAATATTGTTGGTGGTACAGATCCTGGAACAAATAATTGGAAACTTAATAACTCCAACCCAGCAAGTGCTACATTACTTACACTTGATGATATTCCTCTTGACCAATATACTCAAGAGATTGATGCTTTCTTAGATTGGATTGATTCACAACCAGGAACAGTTAAAGGTTATTTAAAAGTTCAAGAAGGTAATTACGATGATGGGTCTGGTCCTGCTGGTCACCATTGGATGGTTTATGAAATTACAGATTGGACTTGGGATTCAGGTTCTAAGAACTACGGTTTCTTTGATGTTACCTATGTTGATGGTAATGTATCAAATTGGCAAACACAAGTTAATGCAATTCACGGTCCTGCCACATTAATTACATTTATTCCACGCGGTCCTGCTGGTATTCAAGGTGCGCAAGGTACTCAAGGTTTATTAGGTCTTCAAGGTTCAACAGGACAAGGTTTACAAGGACCACAAGGTTTACAAGGTTCATTAGGTTTACAAGGTGCTGAAGGTTCATTCGGTGGTATTACATTTGATTATACATTTAGTACTGATACATTAAACAATGACCCAGGTCCTGGTAATTTAAAATTCAATAATGGTACATATTCATCAGCAACAGCAATGTACATTGATGATAGAGATGATAACTTTGTTGATATTCAACCTTTCTTAAGAACAATTGATGATTCAACAAGTCCTATTAAAGGTCATTTCAAGGTTACGAAAAAATCTCAACCTGAAGTATTTGCCGTATTTACAATCTCAGGTCTAACCGAAGTCACAGGATATTTTAATGTTACTTGTGCATATGTAAATGGTAATGGTTCATTCTCTGATGGAGAAGATATTACAATTACATTCGCAAGAACAGGTGATGCTGGTGCAACAGGTGCAACAGGACCTCAAGGTGTTCAAGGTTTCATTGGTATTCAAGGACCTCAAGGTTTACAAGGTGCAACTGGTGCAGGAGCACAAGGTGCTATCGGTGGAGACGGTATTCAAGGTATTCAAGGTATTCAAGGTTTACAAGGCGATTTTGGTCCTATTGGTCCACAAGGTGTTCAAGGTATTAAAGGTGATACCGGTGACCTAGGTTTCCAAGGACCGGCCGGAGCAGGTGCTCAAGGTATTCAAGGTATTCAAGGTCTCATCGGTGCTCAAGGTATTGCTGGTGTAGGTGGTATTGGCGGACAGGGTACTCAAGGTATTCAAGGTCCTGCTGGTGCAGATGGAGCACAAGGTATTCAAGGTGGAAGCGGTGGAGACGGACAACCTGGACCTGCTGGTGCTCAAGGTGTTCAAGGTGCTGATGGTGCAGGTACACAAGGTCTTCAAGGACCTCAAGGTACACAAGGTACAACAGGATTAGGTTTCCAAGGTACTCAAGGACCACAAGGTATTTCAGGTATTACAGGAACCGGTACACAAGGTGTTCAAGGTGATACTGGTATTCAGGGTATACAAGGTATACAAGGATACGATGGATTTGGTATTCAAGGACCTGCTGGTTTCCAAGGTACTCAAGGTTTCCAAGGTGTTCCAGGACAAGGTGGACAAGGTATTCAAGGTAGTGATGGTTTCCAAGGACCTATTGGTCCTCAAGGTTTCCAAGGTATAAGCGGATCATTTGGTGGACAAGGTGTTCAAGGCCCATTTGGTTTCCAAGGTACTCAAGGTTCTGTTGGCGCTGGAGCAACTGGTGCTCAAGGTGTTCAAGGTATGCAAGGTATCCAAGGTGGACCTGGTGAGATCGGAGGAACAGGCCTTCAAGGTGCTCAAGGATTTATTGGTATTCAAGGGGTTCAAGGACCTGATGGTATAGGAGCAGACGGTCCTCAAGGTCCCGCTGGCCCACAAGGTGCCACAGGTAACGCAGGTGGCGGCGGTCCACAAGGTACTCAGGGTTATGCTGGTGCACAAGGTCCTCAAGGTGAAGATGGTATTCAAGGTCCTGTAGGTGGTGGTGCTGATGGTGCACAAGGTCCTGCTGGTCCACAGGGTGCAGCCGGGTTAAGCGGTGGAGAAGGTGCTCAGGGTTCAACAGGTTTAACTGGTCCACAAGGTCCTACAGGTACTGGAGGACAAGGTCCTGCTGGTCCGCAAGGTGCTCCTGGTTCAGGCGCACAAGGTACAGACGGAGCTCCGGGTCCGCAAGGTTTAACAGGATTCCAAGGTGTTCAAGGACCATTTGGACCACAAGGTATTTCAGGTATTACAGGTTCTGGTATTCAGGGCCCACAAGGTACAACTGGTGCAACAGGCCCAATAGGATTCCAAGGGATTCAAGGTACAACTGGTTCTTCTGCTTCTATTGATGTTGCTTCAATCCATAACTCTGGATTACAAGGTACCGCAATGTTTATCACAATGGTCCAAGGTGGTTCAGGAGCAAGACCTTTATACGGAACAACAACTCCTAACCCAGATGGTCCTGATGGTGATTCATCGCCAGAAAGTAACTTCTACTACATTAACGATGATGATGAATTAACAGTACATAACTTAAATGCAGTTAATTCAATAACTCTAGGCGGTTCTACTATTACAACATGGCCTTCTGGTGGTGGTTCTTTCGATGGAACAGCTACAAATACAGTATCTTCTGGTAAGATTGTATTCCAAGATGGTTCTAACGGCGGCGGCGGCTCCGCATACTTCGGTACAGGTGAAGATGTTCAGTTCTATGACAATGGAACTACAATGTACATTGACTGTGATGCTACTCATGATGTTATCATTCGTGAAGGTACCACAACAAGATTCACGTTTGATACAGGAACAGGTGATTTTACAGCAACAGGTAATGTCACAACAAATTCTGACGAAAGATTAAAAGAGAATATAGAAACAATTGATAATGCTCTGAATAAAGTAAAAGAATTACGCGGAGTATCATATAATAAGATAGATAACGAAAGACATGAAATTGGTTTAATTGCGCAAGAAGTAGAAAAAGTTCTTCCTGAAGTTGTTGGGCTTTCAAGTGAAGGATATAAATCAGTTTCTTATGGAAATATTGTTGGATTGTTAATTGAAGCAATCAAAGAACAGCAAAAGCAAATTGACGAACTGAAAAAGTAATACATTATGGAGTATAAGGTGCTCTAAATCATTTGAGACGATTCATATAAAGGGCATTTCTATAAGATGTCCTTTTTCGTTTTGACTGCCGGTATCTTATAAATATAACAAGTATAACAAAATTTAAAAGGTTTCATCACCATGGCATCAAGAGCTAATATTTACATCGATAAAGGAATGGACTTCAGAACAGAACTGAATCTGTTTAATGATGAGGGTGTCGAATATGATGACGCAACTATTTCTGTTTATAACTTTTACAGCAGCATAAGAAAAGTATATTCGTCCGCCTCGGCATTAAATTTCAATATTGAAGTAGCAAACAATGACATCACATTGGTATTAACAGACCAACAGACAGATTCGCTGCAGCCGGGCAAATATCAATATGATGTAATAATGGAAAAACAAACAGGAGAACGAACCAAAATAGTTGAAGGCCTAGCAATCGTAGTCGATACTATTACGGAGGTTTCGTGAGTATAAAAGTCAAAATCGGTGCTGGCCGTTCGATTAAGGCCATACCGAAACAAGGACAATCTACTCCTATTGTCGCACCGGCGGAACGAAAGCCGCAAATCGTTCCAGACTCCGTTGTTCTTGGTATTGATACTATTGGGGAATACGTTGTTTCCGTTGCCAATACGGTTGGCATTACCATATCACAAACAGTTTTTGACCAAGGTGCAAATGTAGTTATTGGTCACGCTGACACATCAAATGCTGTCAGTACTACAAACTCAAATTTATCTTATCCGAAAAATATTTCAATTGATACTTTCGGACATATTACAGATTTTGAAAACGCAAGTTTTAGTCCATTAAACTTTACTGCTAATTCCACAGTTATATCTTCTGCCGATTTTACTCTCGGTACAACTTCACTTACACTAGGTGAACAAACTTCAGTTATTGAAGGTCTTACTGACTTAACCATAACAAATCAATTCACTGCCTTGAATGGCGCATTTTTAAATGGTATAGATGTTACAGGGCAAGCAGAAGTTGGATCATTAAATGTTGAAGATTTAACTCAAGGACGTATCGTATATGCAGGTGCTAATGGCGAATTAATTGACAGCCCAGGAATGACATTTAACGGTACAAGCATTATTGCTACCGGTGGTGTATTCTTAGATAACTTATCAGTTCCTGGTCAAGCAACATTAGGAAGTGTTAATATATTAGACCTCGAAGAAGGTCGTATAATGTATGCTGCTGCAAATGGTGAATTAGTTACTTCTGCAAACCTATCTTTTGATGGTGTTTCAATTACAGCAACAGGTGGAGTATTTTTAGATATTCTTCAAGTGCCTGGGCAAACAGAATTAGGTTCTGTTAATGTTACTGATTTAACATCAGGTAGAGTTGTATATGCAGGAGTTGATGGCGAACTTGTTGATAGTGAAAAATTAACATTTAACGGTACAACATTTACCGTAGATGGTGATGCTGATATTACAGGTAATGTTACCATCGGGGGTAACTTAACACTCGGTGATAATCAAGTAGATACCATTAATGTTGTTGCTGATTTTACATCTGATTTAATTCCTGACCAATCAGGATTATACAGTTTAGGTACGCCTACCAAAGAATGGCGAAGAATATTTACACCTACACTTAAGAGCTCAAGTGGTGTAGTAACGATTGATGAAACCGGCGCTTTAACATTACCTGTTGGTGGAACCGCTGACCGACCTACTGCTGCTTTAGGTATGATTCGTTATAATACTTCAGATAGTAGATTTGAAGGTTATGATGGTAATCAATGGTCAGAATTAGCAGGTAGTGTTAAAGACGTTGATAAAGATACATTTATACGAGCAGAATTAAGTGCTGGTTCTGATAACGACCAACTAGATTTTTTCACGGCAGGTACACAAAGAATACAAATTGATGAATCTGGTAATTTTAAATATGGACCAACATTAAGTGAAGTTGTATTTGACTTTGCTACTGGTGGTGCAACTTTTGGTGCTGCCAATGTTTCTGATATTCCAAACCAAGCTATTGTATATGCAGGACCTGGCGGAAATCTTAGAGGTACAGCAAACCTTTCTTGGGATGGAACAAACCTAACAGTACTTGGTGGTATTTCTGTTGATGGTGATTTCAGTACATCAGGTGGTTTATCAGGTGACAGTTTATCAGTAGGTAACTTACAAGCGAACACGATGATGTTCGTATCTGATACCGGTGCGTTATCGTCAAACAATAATATTCAGTTTGACGGTAGTCACATGGTTGTTAATGCAACCTCTGAATTCCGAACAGCACCAACATTTGAAACTGTTGCCGAAGGTTCGGTATTTGTCGCAGGCGCAAACGGTGCAATTCAAGGTGATGCAGGTTTAACTTACAATCAAACAACCAATGTTTTAAGTGTAGGAAGTTTAACAGATAATAGAATTGTAGTCGCAGGACCAAGTGGTGCATTAACAGATGATGCAGGATTTACTTGGGACGGTTCAAATTTTTATGTTGATGGATCAGCAGAATTTACTGGTGATGTTTCTATCGCAGGTAATTTAACATTAGGTAATCAAGCGGTTGATACTATTAATGTTGTTGCCGATTTTACATCTGACTTATTACCTAAAGATGATGCAACGTATAATCTTGGTACAACAGGTTCAAATTGGAATGCTTTATATGTAAGAACCATTGATAGTGATACAGAAGTTGTTGTCATTGATACAACAGGAGCATTAACGGTTCCTGTCGGTACCACAGGAGATAGGCCTGCTACATTAACTGCAGGTATGGTTCGTTTCAATACAACAGATGGTGTATTTGAGGGTTATAGTGGAAATGCATGGGCTTCACTCGGTGGAGTTAAAGATGTTGACCAAGATACCTTTATTGAAGCAGAGTCAAGTCCTGGTGCAGATAACGATGAATTAAGATTTGTCACTGCGGGTATTACTGCATTTACAGTTGACAACCAACAACGAATTACAACTCCTGCTGCAACTGACCTTGTATTTAATGTCACTGGTAATATTGATGTTAGCAATACTATTATAACAGGTTTAGCTGAACCTGTCAGCAATTCTGATGCAGTTACTAAATTCTATGTAGAGAATACTTTTGCTCGTGATTTCAATATCACAAAGAGTGCTAATACTTATGTATTAGATTTATTCAATACATCTAACGAACCAAGTATTGAAATCGGAACAGGATTAACAATTTCAAATTATGATAGCGGTAATAATGTTACTGAAGTTAGTTTAGATCCTGTATGGAATACATTCACAGGTTTAAGAAATGCAGGTCCTGAAGGATTTATTCCTAACTTTGAATTTGACGTTTATGGACGTGTTCGTTCATTAATTAATGTTCCTCTATCTGTTTCATCAAATGCGGTTGTTGACTTTGCGAATAGTATTTTTGAAGTTCTTGAAGATTCAGTAAGAAATGGTAATATTGAACGAGGTCTTACTGTCACATCAAATACTGCATCTAGTAAATTAAACTTTGAAACTGATAATTTCGATATTGCTTTAACAGGAGCAGTTACTGGTGATGGTACTGTTGTTCATAACTCAAATGTTTCAATCGCAACAACATTTAATTATGTAGACCTTGATGCAAGATATATTAATGCGGAAGGTGGTGATACATCTAACGGTGACTTACGAGCAACAAAATTTGTAAGTAAAGACGATTTAAGTTATTATGCCGATCCAGCAGGTACTTCAAGATTTGCTGATTTGTGGGTTGGTTATCAGAAACCTAGTACAACCCTTACTTTTGGTACTGGTTCTGGAAATATGTATATGTATGCTCAAGGAACCAAATTAGGTTTCTTAAGTTCTACATTTAACTTTGGTACATATTTTGATAATACTAACAATAGTTGGTATGTATCAGACGGTTCCGTATATTCAAGGAACTTTATTGACAGTCAAAATAATAATTATTTAATTAACCCTGCGGGTGGTAATAACCGTCTTTTAGGACTTAATGTTGATACACAAATACTAATAGGAAGCAATTTCTTATTTGCTAATTCGACTATTTCTACTACTACAGGTGATATTACATTATCTCCTAATAGTAATATCCTTAGTGTCGATAACTCTATTATAACAAACATTTTAGATCCTGTCAATAGTTTAGATGCAGTAAATAAACAATTTTTAGAATCTGCCATAAATAATTTAACATCTGGTGGTATACAACTTGCCGCTGAACAAGGTAGCGTAGATACAGTTGCCTTAGGAGAACTCATTACTTTTGCCGCCGGTGAAGGTATTGACACAACGGTCAGCAATAATCAAATATTAATTGCTGGTGAATTAGCAAACAATACCAATATTGGTGTTGCTTCATTTAATGTAGCTAATTTTACCGTGACAAGCGGAGATGTTACCGTCACAACATTAGATGGAGGAACCTTTTAATTTTGCCTAAATAGGTATATGATATAGAAGGACATATATATGTCGACATTAATTAAGCTAAAAAGAAGTGCCGTTGCCGGTCGAGTGCCTACTACTGCCCAGTTGGACTTAGGCGAACTTGCGATTAATACAGCTGACGGTAAGATATACATTAAACAAGATATTAATGGAACAGAATCCATTGTCGAGTTTAGTGCGGATCCTGCTGATCTTTTAACCTTAATTAAAACAGTCGACGGAACAGGTTCAGGTCTTGATGCTGATTTACTTGATGGTTTAGATTCAACACAATTCTTAAGGTCAGATGTTGATGATACCTTCGCAGCAAATTTAACCATTACAGGCGATCTTACAGTATCAGGAAACACCACATATGTCAATACAGAGACTATTAATTTATCTGATAATATCATTACTCTTAATGCTAATCACACGGGCAGTCCAACTCAAGATGCTGGTATCGAAGTTGAAAGAGGATCCTCAAATAATGTAATTCTACAATGGAATGAAGCAAATGATTATTGGGAAATTGCTTCAGGTGGAACTACAGGCCGAATTATTACATCAGGTGATATAGGTTCAGGATCTGGTTTCGATGCTGACTTATTAGATGGTCAAGAAGGTTCTTATTATTTAGATTGGACTAATACAACAAATAAACCTGATCCTCAAATTGATGTTAATATAACAGGAAAGGTCACAGGTTCAGGAACAACAACTTTAACCGACCTAGCAAGTGGAACAATTAATATATCCGCAGAACTTGCGAATACAACAGTCACAGCAGGTTCATACGGTTCAGCTTCTTTAATTCCAACATTCACCGTTGACGAAGATGGTCGTATTACCGCGGCCGCTGATGTATCAGTCGCAGGTGTTTCTGATACTGATTGGTATATCGCAAACAACACATTCCAAATATCTACTGTTGACGGCAGTATTTTTAATACTGTTATTGGTGAGTTTACAAATCTTACAGTTAACGGCGATATTACAGTCACAGGAACTGTTGATGGTCGTGACATTGCTGTAGATGGTACAAAGCTTGATGGAATTGAAGCAGGTGCTCGTAACCTTTCAAATACTGAAATCCTTAATATCGTATTAACTAATGATGGAGAAAATTCAACATTAGACGCTGATTTGCTTGATGGAGCAAATAGTGATTTCTATCTCGACTTTACAAACGCAACAAATAAACCTGACCCAACAATTACACTCGCAGGCGATGTCACAGGT